TGGCCTCCCGCTCAGGAGATTCCATAAGTGGCAAAGCAGAAGTGCGGACGTCGGCGTCATCGCCGCGTGAAGATAACTCGTCGCTACAAGGCAAAACTCAACTTCACCCCTACCTGGGAAGGGGCAGTCAAAAATTGGGCTGCCAAACACATACGTGAGAACCAATGGCGCTGCGACAGCATCCACGGATTTGACGACCTGATGCAGGATGCCTATCTATGGTTCGTCAAGATCTGTGAACGGTACCCACGTGTCAATGATCCCAGGCACTTCATGTCGCTTTTCAAGACTACCCTCAGAAACAAATTGCACGATCACGCCCGCTATATGCAGCGGAAACGGGTTTTGCACGAAGACACAGATTCTGACGTTTCTGAGTGCTTCGCTGAGCGCGTGGGTGAACTCACCAATGGTGGTTTTCTCAGCGCTTTACTTGCCCGGGCCCCGGAGCAAGTCAAACGTGCCCTCACCTTGGTAACTCAGAATCCAGCCATCCTGAATGCTGACCCACACGAGTATCACCGGGAGAACCTCAACATGAGGGTAAGCCGGGTTCTTGGGTTACATAATTTCAGGTTGGACGCAGAACTAAGACAACTCCTAACAGCATGAGGCAGCAGATGGCTACTACGGAACGCACTGAGATTGAGCAAGAGCTTCTTGAGGTCGGCAAACTCAAGCCTAAGACATACCCAAATCGCCAGGATGAGTTGGCAGACATATTGCGGGCCATAGAGAAAGTCCCGAATAAGGAATTTGACACGATCAGTGATGGCGCAGCCAATTGGTACAACGCCGCTGCTGACGCCATGAATGAGCATGAGGATCTCCCTGATTTTGACCAGTTCGAGGGGTCTGCCGATGAGGATGATGAGGAAACATCTGATGACCACGATCATGAGGCTGATGAAGCAGAGGCCGATACTGATGATGAGGATGATGATGACAATTCTGAGTCTGAGGATCCTGAAGGGGATGAAGATAATAATGATGATGATGATGATGAGGTGAATGAGGGCAGCGTTGAGGAGGATGAAGCTGATGAAGCTCCGCCGCCCAAGACCAAGAAGCGTGTATCCAAGGAATCTGAGGATATTGCAGCTGAAGCTGAAGCCAAAACTAAAAAGAAGGCCAAAAAGGCAGCCACAAAACAGGTTGCTGACGAATACACCCTTGAACGTGATCCACAGGATGATGATGAGGACGAAAAGCCGAAAAAGCCCAAAAAGCCCGCAGTGGCGAAAACCCCGTATGACCGGCTGAGCGGCGCCAAGGACAAGTTTGGGCTGTATGATGGCACTCAGGCCAGCAAAGCGGCTCACCTGTATGAACAGGGCGCCACAGTCAAACATGTCAGTAGCGTCCTTGGAGGCAAGCACCGCAACGTGCTTACGCGGCTCGCTGAGTTCGGGCATCGCGTTGAGAAGCTTGAAGGCGGCGTATACAAAGTTACACACAAGGATAACCTCAACGCCCCGGCCAAAAAGTCAAAAAAGAAGTAGCCTCATGCCTCAAACATCTGAGAGATCCCTGATCATAGAAAGGGTCGTAACTGACCTAAGACGTATCAGGCTTAAGAAGGGGGTCTCTCAGGTGCGATTGGCAAAGATGATAGGCTCCCGTCAAACGGCTCTCTCCAAAGTAGAGAGCCGCACTACCGTAAATGTTTCTTTTCCAATGCTGTGCCGCATAGCCAGTGCGTTAGGCTACGATCTTGAAATAGTGATCAAAGAGAGGACAGTAAAATGAATACTTTTTACCTGGATACTGAGTTCAACGGTCATGGCGGCCAACTGATCTCACTGGCCCTGGTGTCACCTATGGGCCCCACCCTGTATGTGGTGAAGACCCTCCCAGATCCATTAGATCCGTGGGTTGCTCAGCACGTAGTTCCAGTGCTTGATTTCGAAGAGCCCCTCTCCTACCCTACCTTTAGGATTGTAGTCCAAGAATTTATTCGTCAATATCAAAACCCAACCATCATTTGTGATTGGCACGCGGATGCCGTTCACTTTTTGAAGCTCCTTGAAGGACCTGATTTTGGCAGCAGCCTGGATTTTGCTTGTCAAATTCACCTACTCAAAACCCCACCGGGGGAACCAGTTTCCAAGGTGCCTCACAATGCCCTGGCTGATGCCAGAGCATTGATGGATTGGCACATCAGAACAACGAACTCCTACAATGAGGGCCTATCGTGACACTTCAGGAATTACTAAAATCAGAACGGCAATGGAAGCGTGAGCAACGCATTGCGCACGCCAGATTGATGATGAAAAAAGGACCGGTGGAGGATAGGCCACTTTGGCGGGAGGTCTTGGCAGCCCATTTTGACACTCAATCCAGTGAAAGGAAATCATCTAGTGGACGAAAACAAAGAACTGAACGAAGCGACAGCTCCGGTATCACAACCAGAGCCAAAGCTGGCTGAAGCTGCTCCCGGCACGCCGCTCCATGACGCCTCAGAGTTCATCAAACTGCTGGCCAAAACACCAGCGGTGTACTCAAACTTTTTCCTGAGCATGTTCACCCTTGAGGGGGTCAGGATCACGTTTGCGGAATCGTTTGGGGAAGGTACTCAAAACGTTGAGGCACGTCTTGGCATTTTCATCAATCTCGAAACGGCCATAAAGCTCCACGCCACTCTGGCGCAGAGTATTCAGGCCATCATGAATGCCAAGCAGCAGCAGATGCAGGCCACTATCAATATGATGATGGGCGCGCAGCCACCAACGCCGCCCGTGCCGGAGGCACCCCCACCCAATGCTGGTTAAGCGCCGCGCACATAGGCTCTACCGCACGCAGAAAGCCAATGCCTCACGCCGAGGCATTGACTTCCTTTTTAAGTTTGAGGAATGGGTCACGTGGTGGGAAGATAATATAGGCCGCGACTGGCTTAAACTCAGGGGTAGATACAAAGGGCAATTTAAAATGGGCCGAAAGGGTGATAAAGGGCCCTACTCCAAAGATAATGTAATTTGCATTCGTCAGGAGCAAAATGCAAGTGATGCAACAAGGGGCAAGAAATGTCCACTCAAAGCACACCCATGGGCCAAAGGCAGAACTGAAAGGTTCAGAAAAGAATTTAAGGGTAAGGGTAATCCATTCTACGGAGGGCACCACACACCCGAAGCGCGAGAAGCTATACGCAAGGCAAAACTAGGCAAAAAGCAATCACCTGAGGCTTGCAAACGTAAATCAGAAGCAATGAAACGATATCACGCTAATAAACGAGCACAAAATGCTCATTAAAAGACAAGCGCATGGGAAAACCCTTGTCACCTCCAGGCCGCTATTAATTTCCCCAAGTCAAAGTTATTCCCGTCCTGGGAAGGGTAAGGCGTGGTTCATGACCACGACCACCGTGTGGCGTGTGGATGAACTTATCAGGCGCTCAGTGCGTGACTGGCGGCGCTTACTAGGCGAGGACGGCCACACAGGAACACGGGCAGAGGATTTCAGGCCAGATCATGACAGCGTTTACACTGGCACCCATTCCGTTTTCCCTGCCCCTTTGGTGGAGTGGATACTTCTGCGCTATGCACCTCAAGGAGGCACAATCCTTGATGCGTTTGCAGGCGGCCCTCCTCGAGGGGTGGTTTCAACTATCATGGGGTATAAGTACACAGGAGTTGAGATCAGACAGGAGCAAATAGATGAGAACCGGAAAGTGCTTAAGAGACTTTCTTTGGTTGGTGCTGATTATGTACTTGGTGATGGCCGCTTTATCGATCTTAAGGGACATGGACAAGATAGTCAATTTGACTGTGCCTTGACATGCCCACCCTATTACGATCTGGAACAGTACAGCGATCTGCCCAATGATCTCAGCAACCTTGGCACTTATTGGGAATTCAATGCTGGGATGCAGTTCAGCGCCAACGCTCATTTCAAACATCTGAAGCCCGGGGCGTTTGCTTGCATTGTTGTCGGCAACTTCAGAGACAAGAAAGGTGAGATTGTGGATTTCAGGTCTCACACAGTTGAGAACTTCCGTGAAGCTGGATTTGTGTTTCATCAAGAAGTGATCTTGAGCAAAAACTTTGGCTCAGCTGCCAAGCGCAGCGCCAACAGCTGGAAAGGGCTCAAACTAGTGCCCATCCATGAGTTTCTCCTTGTATTCCGCAAACCACAGGAGTAGTTCAATGGATCAAATGCAAATCTTTTTGGGGGTTGCTGTATTCATTGGTATATTCGGTTTTATAGCTATTTTTAGCTACCTCATAGCACACGCAGAGGAATGGATGCCTGTACCGATAAAGAACCCCCCGGGTCCTGTGCAGATACATGGACCCCTTGTGAGTGTTGTCTCGTCAGTAGTGATGCCATCACCCAGGACGTTGAAGATACAAATGTCAGAGACACTGCTTGTGTTTCGTACTTATGAGGCTTCAAGAAGGAGCCTGATAGGGCGTTGGATGAATACTGAAAAAGTAACATTCAGTACAGCCATGACAGGTCATCGTTTCAGAGAAATTGTAATCATGCCTTACGAAACAGATAGTAAGGTAGAACAAGAAATGATTGACGAATACATTAGGGATCACCTCCCTACGCTCCTGAAGCCGGGCGGTACGATCATCAACATGAATGATCCGGGACCTGATGATGTCAAAGATAAATAGGTGCCCATGCTGCAAACAACTACTCCAGGCAAAAGCTGAGCCGCAGCGTATATGCTACCGATGCAAAAAACCAATTCAGCGCCACGATAAGTGGCGCTACATCACGGTAAAGGACATCACAACGATGGAACACCGTCATTGTGACAATCCAGGTTCTTACAGGGCAAAGGATGGCTAAAAATGAAACGAGTTTTTATCGAAGTAATCTATGAGGGCCAAAAATTGGCAGTCAACGTAGACCACATTGGGGCTGTTTGGGACAGTCGGGCAAGTGGTGGCAATATTCAAACTCAAATATTGGTTTTGGGGCATCTTTACGTTGTGGAATGCGACTACGACACCATCATACAAAAGCTGGCTCAAGCAGGAACAGAATTCAAATGAACCGCGCAGACCTAGTAGACAAGCTTCAATTGGCCAGTCTTGCCCTAGCTGACAACAACACAGTTCCCATCCTTCAGTGTTTCATGTTCACTGGTACAAAGTTGTCAGCCACAGATGGTGTGGTAGGGGTCACTATCACTTGCAAGACCGATGAAGCTTTTGCCGTTGATGGCAAAACCTTGTTGGGGCTGCTGAGCAACAGTTCCGGGGATGAGGTTGAATTTATTACGTCAGACAATGACGTTGTAATCAAGACCGGCCGAAGCAACTTCAAGCTTCCCTACATGGAAGAGGGGGCCTTTGTTTTTGCTGGAGACAAGAACAGAGCCACCTTTGGTCACCCCATTGATGAGGCTCTGATCAAAGGCATTCAAGCTTGCCTGATGACTGCTTCACGGGATGCTACCAAAGCAGCTCTTTGGGGAGTGACCGTTAACAGGTCCAAAACTATCAAGTTCTATTCCTGTGATGGTGATGCCCTCACCAGATATGACACCAAAACCAGCAATGGAGCTGGCCCAGATATCATGCTGCCCATCAAGTTCTGCGAAGCATTGGTAAAAATTGCCAGCACAGTCGGCTTGGGAAAGCAGGCGTTGCTGAGTGTCAGCAAAGATTGGGTCAGGGCCCAGATAACGGATGGATATGAAGTTCACGGGCATCTTGTTGAGAACAATAACCCCCTCAACCATGAGGACGTAATTACCAGAGTGCTGAAAAACAAACCGAAGTTTTTCAAGGTACCTGAGGGCTTCAATGAAGCCCTCACCAGGGCTCAGGTGGTCACCAAAAATGAGACAGCACGAACCGTATTGACAGCTGAGGGAGGCAAGCTGAAGCTATTCACTGAAACCCAAATGGGGATCGTTCGTGATTCCGTTAGTTTGTCAGATCATCCCGATGTCACAGCTGATGTTAACGCCGAGCTGATACAGCGATCTATCGCTATCTGTGATGAAATAGCCATCACCAGCAGATGCGTAGCTTGCCAGTCAGGAGAGGCTCTCCTTCAGATAATCTCCAACATGAACAAGTAGGCCATGAGCATCCCAAGCGTCGAAGAAATCTTGGCAGCCACACACAAGTATTTTGGCGTCCCCATTGAGGTAATAAAAGATACCAAATATCGCACCCCTCAGGTATGCCAAGCGCGAGGCGTAGCTGCCCTAATATCCAAAAAGTTGACATTTCTATCATATGGTCAACTAGAGGAACCATTTGAACTGGACCGGGGCACAATTGCTGCAAGCATGAGGAAAGTTGAGGCCAACTCCAAAAAGGACTCAGAGCTATTGAATAAGATAAATGTCATAATTGAAGAAGTATCAAAGGCCCACCAGCGTAATCAAAGATGAGTTTCTGGTTTCACAAGGAGGCCAAGAAACGCCCTGCGCGGCCCGCTGGTGCGTTTGCCAAAACCAAGGGGGGTGAGTAGCCATGCCCCGTGTTAACCCCATTGAAAGGGTTTACCACAGGCAGCGTGCTCATGCCCTTGAAAGGGGGGCAAAGTGGCGTTTCACGCTCAAGAGTTGGTGTAAATATTGGGAATGTGCTTTAGGCCCAGATTGGCTTCAACTTCGTGGCAAGTCCAAGGGAAGGTTTTGCATGGAGCGCATTGGTGATCGTGGGCCATTCTCACCAAGAAACGTTAGAATTGTACTCTTTACAGAGCATAGATCGGACATAATGAAAACCAGGGTTCCAACTTTCCTTGGGAGAAAACATTCAAATATATCAAAACAACGAATAAGTGCCTCCAAACGAGAGGCCAACAGATGAGTTTTTTCTTTGTTAAGAAAGATAAGGAACGGAAGTTCAAGCGCAACACAACTGCAAATTTTAAGTCAACGAATGCCAAGCAAAACGCTGCTGTATTGAACCGGCTAGGCTGCCAAGCATGCCCTCTGAACAAGGCCCCCATAAGCACGCCCAAAATGGCCCCCACTCTGGCCCATGGGGCTCAAATTTACTTCCTGGCTGAGGCACCGGGCAGGGATGAGGATGAACGTTCACACAAACCACTCACAGGCCCATCTGGACGATTACTGCGCTCTTGCATACCTGATGGTGCTGAGCATATTTGTTCTTTTGATAACGTCGTCAATTGCAGGCCCCCTGACAACAGAACACCGGTATTTGCCGAAATTGAATGCTGTAGGCCACGTCGTATCAAGTGGATCGAAGATAGCAAGCCCAAGCTCATTGTGGGATTGGGTGCAGTACCCATGCAGGCGATTATCGGTACCGCAGATATGGCGGGGCTGCGCGGACGCCTATTTGCCGTCAAAATAGGTAACCACAAATGCTGGTTCCTGCCTACATATCACCCCTCATTCATTATGAGGATAGCCTACGACAAAGATAAGCCCCTTCAGTCACGTCTGGGGCATTGCTTCAGGATGGATATTAAGAAGGCGTTCAAGCTGGTCAACAAACTTGGGCCCCCTGAAATAGTCAATGAAGCTGACGTAAGGTCAAATCTTCATACTTTTGACGGACATGGAGATGAACATTTCCCAATAGTGCTAGACTTGCTTGAGGAAGCAATCAAAGCGCCTGCCAAAGCCATCGATCTTGAGACCAGGTTCCTGCGCCCCTACACGGCTGGCGCGGCCATCATGAGTGTAGCTCTCAGCTTCGGGGGTACAAACTTTGCCTTTGCTCTGGATCATCCAAAATCAGGCTGGGCACCGGATGAAAAAGCACGGTTGAAGAAGACGCTTTTTCGTCTGCTTGAGGATGACACCAAAAAGGTGGCTCACAACGCGCCGTTTGAGCTTGAATGGCTGATCTGGTACTTGGGCCCCAAAGTGGTCAATCACACATCATGGGAATGCACCATGATGCAGGCCCATTTCCTGGATGAACGCAAGGGGAAGTACCGTGAGGACTACAGCAAAGCGAACCGCTACCAGGGCCTTGACTTCCTTATTAACCAGCACTTCGGTATCAAGTATAAACATCTGTTTAAGGTCGACAAGCGAGATCTCACGAAAAGTGATCTATCAGAGATCCTTATCTATAACGCCGCCGACACTAAACTTACCCTTAAACTCTATCATCGTCAGCAGCGACTTATCGTTGCCGAAGGATTAATGGATGCCTACCTTGAATCGGTGATCAAGGACCCCACAGTTGCACTGATGCAGCACTTGGGTGTCCCAGTCAGCCAAAAGGCTGTGAGGGCAGCACAACGGAAGCTCCGCCCCAAGCTATTTCGCTACAAAACACAGCTCTACCGCCTAAAGGTGGTCAAGCAGTTCAAGAAGGACAACAAGGAATTCAATTGGCAATCTAATAAGGATGTAGTCAAGATTTTCAGGGATTATCTGAAAAGCAGTGAGATATTCATCCATGAGAAATCCTATGAGGTGAATGATTTCAACAAGCCCGCAGAGGGCAAGCGCAAGACACGCGATGAGGGTGGGCCAAAAGCACGCATATCCGTTGATAAGGCTGTGCTAAGTCAAATTAACCATCCATTGCCCAGGCTACTCTTGAAGTTGCGCGGCGTTGCCAAGATCAAGTCCACCTACGTGGATGTCATGCGCAAAGGCTCAGCCAAAGCCGTGGTGTTCCCGGATGGCTGCTTGCACACCTCATTCAACACGACCGCAACTGAAACCGGCCGCCTCAGCTCCGACGAGCCAAACCTTCAGAACTATCCCAAGAGGAAGGATGCCTGGGTCCGCAATCAAGTTGAAGCCGAGAAGGATGAGGTAGTGGTAGCTGTGGATTACGGTCAGCTTGAAGCGTGTACAGGTGCCATGTGTTCCAGGGACAGGTACCTGACCAAGGCACTGTGGAATGACTATGACATCCACATGGAATGGGCTCAGAAGTTTGCTCATGACGAGCCGGGGCTCATTGGCGGCAGGAAGTACCTGAAGGACCCGGTTGCCATGAAGAACTTCCGGAGCCTGATCAAGAACAAGATGGTGTTCCCAGCGTTCTTTGGGGCTGCCAATGAGTCCGTGCACGGCTATTTGGTCAATGCTACAGGTTTTGATCTGAGCCAGAAGATAGTCGACAGGCGCATGGATGAATTCTGGTCAACGTTCAGTGGCATGGCGTCATGGCAGAAAAAGACCATGAGCCGCTACTATGATGAAGGCTATGTGGCCACGATGCAGGGGCGCAAGCACCACTACCCGCTGAGCAAGAACCAAGCCATCAACATGCCTGTACAGGGCACAGCTGCGGAACTGGTGTGTGACGCCATGAACCGGCTCAGCTACATCTCACTGAAAACCAATCAGCCGCACATCCACCCAAGGCTGAATGTGCATGATGATCTGACGTTCTTCATTCCGGATGACGATCGTGTTCTTGAGGACTCACTGAAAATCATCATGCGTGAAATGCTTTGTTTCCCATTCAAATGGATAAACGTTCCACTTTCAGTGGAAGTATCCATTGGCAAAAATTGGGCAGACGTTGCCCCCATCGGAAAATTCTGGAGTCATCGCGAATATGGATATCCTAGAAATGAGTATGTGGGATAAAGCAAAAGAAGCAAAACTAACGTTCAATCGTAGGGATATTTCCAGACGCACAATCAGCCCTTGCGTCCATAGGTTTAGGACAACTGTCAGATGACCAGTTCGCTGCACACAAAGTACCGGCCAAAGACGTTTGAGGAAGTCCTTGGGCATCCCAAGGTAGTCAAAAGCCTCAAACAGGTGCTCAAGGACAAACGAGCACATACATTCATGTTTGTTGGTTCCTCAGGCATTGGCAAAACCACCCTGGCCCGCATAGTGGCTAATGAGCTAGCGGGGGGTGAGGTGGGGCTTGGAAACCTAATTGAGGTAGATGCCGCCACCAACTCAGGGGCAGATGCCATGCGTGAGGTGATAACCCGTTCACAATACCGTGCTATCGGAAATTCACCAATAAAGGCAATCATCATAGATGAAGCGCACCGTCTTTCAGCCGCTGCCTGGACCGTGCTGCTAAAATCCACTGAGGAACCCCCGAAGCACGTTTACTGGATGCTTTGTACAACTGAGGCTGCAAAGATACCTAAGACCATGGAAACTAGGTGTCTTACATACAGCCTCAAGCCTGTATCTGAAGAGATTCTACTCAAGCTGCTGGATAAGGTCCGAGAAGCTGAGGGCATTGACACAAGCGACCCTGTACTTGAGGCCATTGCCGAGGCTTCAAGTGGAAGCCCACGCCAAGCTCTGGTGTTTCTTGAGGCTTGCGTATATGCCGAGAGCGCTGCTGATGCGCGCGCCATTATGAAAAGCGCTGGGCAGGCCAGTGGTGATGTAGTGAAGCTATGTCGTTTCCTTATGCAGCCTCAAGGGGGCTGGCCACAGTGCATGAGGCTCCTCAAATCTATGGAGGGTACCGACCCTGAAAGCATCAGAATCGTAATTGTCAACTACTTGGCCGCAGTACTGAAAGGCGCTAACAGTGACCGCAAAGCCCGCGCCATACTAATGTTGATGGACCCTTTTTTGACCCCGTATAATCAATCTGACAAGCAGGGTCCGTTGCTTAATTCCCTGGGACTGGCCCTCAACCTAGACAAAGGAGATTAGTCATGTTTACACGTGGGGTAGCGACTGCCCTGGTTTTGTTTGTTGTTGGCGTCTTAACTTTTGTCACCAGTACAGCTGAAACGCTGATGGTCGGCAAAGCTGCGGGCAGTCAATTCGAGCCTAGCGATATGTCCTACCTGAACTTTCTCGCTCTCAGCAGGATGTTTGGGTGGGGGCATATGATACTTTGGTTCCTAACGTGCCTAGTACTGCTTGGCATTTGGTGGGGGCCAATCAGGAAGTGGGTTGCTGCTATGGCAGCCCTGACAGTTCTGATGTTTCCCATCTACAACGCCAAAGCCTTCTACGAGAAGACTGAGCGCACTGAAGCCTATACCATAATGCCGAATGAATCGGCATTTTGGATCCCAGATGTGGGGGATAACAAGTCTTCACAGGCTCAACTTGATAGTGAAGGTTATCTAAACGAGAAGAAGCTGGCAATCAAGCGCTTCTTGATCCCACACGCCAAGCTGAACAATTCAGGTGGTTACATTGGGTGGGACTACTATGTACCTTCCGGACGCCTGATCATTGTTGACCGTACCCCCTATTCACGTGAATGGGTGGATGCTGAGGACCGGGGCACGTCCAAAAAGAAAGAAGGGTTCCCTTGTCAATCAAAGGAGGGGCTCAACATCATTGCCGGTGTTTCAATCGGCACATCGGTCATGGAACGTGACGCTGCCAAGTTCCTGTACCGGTTTGGAGTCAATCCACCTTTGGACGTCAAAGGCAAGCCAGCCGACCGCACCAATCCTGAGGTGATCTTCACGTCGGTCTACTACGGCCGAAGCCTTCAGGAAGTCATGGATGATGTTGGCCGCAAGAAGGTGCAGACCCTGGTTTGCTCTGAGATCACCAGCCGAACGTTTGATCAGGCAAACGCCGAAACAAACCTGATTATCACCACTGTTGAGCAAAAGGCCCGTGAGTTCTTCAGCTCTGTAGGAATAACCCTGGACTTCATTGGCTGGGGCGATACCTTTGAGTTTGATGAGGACGTACAGAAAGCAGTCAACGACAAATACATGGCTCAAACCATGCGGCCGTTGATGCCCGTTCTTGAGGCCCTGGCACAGCTGAAGGTGCAGGAAGGGCTTGGGGCTGGTTTGGCAACCAAAGGTCTGCCCATGGTCATTACCCCCGGCATGATACAAGCAATCATAGACGCAGCTAAGGCCAAATGACAATCAACCTGAAAGAACTCAAGGGCTACCTTGCGATCAACAAGGCAGCCCTTGATGATGAACTGGTCCACCAGTCAGAGATCTTTTGCAATGTAGGCGAAGCCTACATTGAGGCTGTGGATCAGCGCGATGCTCTCAAGGAAGATCTCGGCATAATTGAGGCGGAACTGGATAATGAAATCCGGGACAAAGCAGATCTTCGTGATGAAAAGATCACTAATGACGGGGTGAAAGCTCGTGTAAGAAGCGACCCCAAACGTAAAATAGCTTATCGGGCCTACGCAGTTGCAAAACGCAAAGCGGATAGATTAGGGGTGTTGAAGGAATCATTTTTGCAACGGGCAAGCATGCTCAAGCATCTTTGTGAATTATATGTTGCCAATTACTACGAGCAAAACTCGTTCCGAGGAACTGATCGTCAAGACACCGCCGTATATATGCAAAGGCGGATGAAAATGGACCAGGCACGTAAACAGGATAGGATGAGGAGCTAAAATGGCGCGCACAGCTAAGCGTGGGTTTCACTACCAAAGTCGTACTGCTGATGATGTCAAAGGACGTGCCGCTGGTAGCGGGTACGACACTTTCATCAAGCCAAAGTACAAACGCTACAAGATCAAAGACGGTAAGAACAACATCCGCATCCTTCCGGCCACCTGGGAAGGCGCCAATCATTACGGATTTGATGTGTGGCTCAACTATGGGATTGGCCCCGACAACAACAGCTTCCTGTCGTTGTCCAAGCACGGCAAGGGCAAGGACCCCATTGCTGAGGCACGCCTTGAGGCCAAGGCTGATGATGACGAAGAGCTCGACAAGCAACTCAAGCCCCGACAACGCATCCTCATGTGGGTCATTGACCGGCAGGATGAGGATGAAGGGCCTCAGATCATGGATGCCCCGGTGTCAGTAGACAAGGGTTTTGCTGACGTCTCATTTGATGAGGATACCGGTGAGATTGTGCCGCTTGACCACCCTACCAGGGGCTGTGACGTCCGCTTCTACCGCACTGGAAAGGGGTTGAACACCAAATATGAGGGCTCAAAGATACGCTTGCAGAAGCCAAGTCGTATCAGTGAGGATGCTGAACAGCAACAGCAGTGGCTGGACTTCATCACTGAGAATCCACTGCCTGACTGCCTTAACTTCTATGATTACGATTATATCTCACAGGTGTTCAATGGCTCTGTGAAGAGCCGAAAGGATGATGACGATGAGGAGGATGATGTGAAGACCCGGAAGAGTTCTACCAAGGCGCGTCATGATGAGGATGATGAGGACGACGAGCCTAAGCGCAAGAAGCCCCCTTTTGATGAGGATGAGGATGAATCCTCTGATGATGATGAGGATGACGCACCGCCGCCAAAGGCCAAGTCCAAGAAGAAGCCATCGCGTGATGACGATGAGGACGAGCCTGATACTGATGATGATGAGAACGATGAGCCTACGCCCAAGCGCCGCAAGAAGCCGGTTGATGATGATGAGGATGATGAGCCAGCTCCTCGCAAAAAGGCCAAGAGGCCTGCTGACGATGATGATGAGGATGATGAACCGGCACCCCGCAAACGGGTGAAGGCTCGGGCTGAGCCTGATGATGATGATGATGAAGAGGAGGATGCCCCGCCCCCCAAAAAGGGCGGCAGCCTCAGGGACAAGATCAAGTCTCGCAAAAGGTCGTCTGAGTCCGACGACGACTGACCGCAGGACTGAGCTACTCCGGCGGAGCGGTATAGACCCGCTCCGCTGGGATAAACGCCCCCTCAAAGAAATAATGAAAGACGAGATACCCTATGCCCGTTGGGAACGTGAGCGTGAAACCATCAGGCGCATGGGGTACAGGGGCTGGCAGCACTTGTTAAAATCACGGTTGAAGCAATGACATCAAAAAAGATCATCATGGCGGCCAAAGCCATGATGACTGATGAGTGGAAACGTTATTGGTACGATCGTTTGATAGGCCGACGTTACGGAAAGGTATACCGTCTAGATCGCATTGATGTCCCCATGGGGTACTGTGAGGGTTGCTTTGGAACTCATGAGCTTAATCCTTTTGGTCCTGGTGGGAAGTGGGTGTGCTTCGAATGCGCTATGAAGAACCCAAAAGTCATGAAAGAAGAGCTTGATAAACTGAACGTCAAACGCAACAATCGCCTTATGAAAGCTACTGGACGTCACGGAGTGATACGTGCGAAAGAGAATAAAGATTGAAAAGCCCATTGGCAGCTACTTTGTATCAGACAAAACCGATATAAAGTTTTGCCCCAGTGGCTGTGGGCTATTGGATTGTGCGTTAGGTGGTGGCTGGGCCATTGGCCGCATTGCCAACGTAGTGGGTGACAAAAGCACCGCCAAAACTGCCTTGGCCACCGAAGCACTGATCAACTTTGTAGAGCGTTACCCTAAGGGGCGCTATGCCTACCGGGACTGTGAGGCGGCCTATGACAAAGGCTATGCCGCTGCCATGGGGCTCCCAATAGACAAGATTGATTTTGGGAATGAAGACGATCAAATGGGAACGGTGGAACAATTTGCCGCCGACTTTGATGATTTCCTTGATAAGGCAAAGGGCCCTAGCATCTACGTGCTAGACAGCCTTGATTCCTTATCTGATGAAGACGAGATGAAGCAGGAAATAGGCGCAGCCAGCTACGGCACCAAAAAGGCCAAGCTACTCAGCACCATGTTCCGAAAGATGAAAGGTAAGATTGAGAAGACTCAGACCCTGCTGCTTATAGTTTCCCAAGTGCGCGACAACATTGGCGCGATGTTTGGTGAGAAGCACAAACGCAGCGGTGGCCGGGCCCTGGACTTCTATGCTTCACAAGTAGTGTGGCTGGCCAATCTTGGCGCCAAGAAGCGTGTTGTGAACAAGGTTGAGCGCCCTGACCGAGTGCGGATCAAAGCCCAGGTCAAAAAGAACAAAGTTGGGCTTCCGTTCCGGACGTGTGAATTTGATTTCGTATTTGGGTACGGCATTGATGATGTCAAAGCATCCATTGAGTGGCTTGATGAAGTATCCAAGCTGGGTGTGAGTGCCAAAGCCTACCTGAAGGAGATTACTGAAGCCTCAGATGAGGAATACAAAGCTGAGCGTATAGCCTTGGATGCTCAGGTGAAACAAGCATGGGCTGAAATTGAAACCTCTTTCCTGCCAACCAGGAGAAAGTACAAATGAGCGATCAAGTACCAGCACCCGAGCGCATGCTCCAGTTCTTTGAGTACAAGCACCTTCCGGAGCACCTTCAATCAATCAGCCTCCACTTTGCCAGTTTGGCTAATTGGATCGCCATCGAGCTGCCGTCAAATCCGGAGCGCACCGTTGCGCTGCGCAAGCTGCTTGAGGCCAAGGACTGTGCTGTCAGGGCGAGGATCTGCAAGTGAGACGTGAAGGTTGGAAACCAGTTCCTGAGTGCCAATAAACATTGGAGGCATGTGTTGTGAGGAAAGGCGGAGGAAAGCAGAAGGGTAGTCAATTTGAAAGGAATGTGTGTGTTCAGTTATCACTTTGGATCAGCAATGGTACTCAGGAAGACGTCTTTTGGAGAAGCGCACTTTCGGGTGGCCGCTCAACAGTAGCGGCTGCCAAAGGCAAGAGCCTTGCTCAGCAGGCGGGTGACATCTCAGCTGTCAGCCGCGTAGGGGCCCCCTTCATTGAGACCTTTTATGTGGAATGCAAGTTCTACAGAGATCTCAAGTTCCATGGGCTGATGACCGGTACAGGCCAGCTAGCCACGTTTTGGGATACAGCCAAAGCCGAGGCCAAGCGTTATGAGAAGCTCCCATTCCTGATTGCCAAGCAGAACCAGCTCCCGGTAATTGCCTGCCTGAGCCATTCTGGCCTTGAGACCTTGAAAATTTACCAGGGGCGCTGCGTCCTAACTGCCCCACAATTGGGGATGAACATATTACTGTTTGAGGACTTCCTTAAGTATGCGCGCTTTGTGGAAAAGAACAAAGAATGGAAAGATTCGGCTCACGTAGCCCTTGGGGGCACACGGAAATTTAGATGATATGACTTGGCTCATAACCTCAGATATCCACCTATCTGACCGCCCCAAAGATGAATATCGCTTTGGGCTATTCCCTTGGCTGGCCAAAAAGCAGGAGAAGTTGGATGTTCAGGCTACTTTCATCCTTGGTGACATCACCGAAAACAAAGATAAGCATTCCTCAATTCTCGTCAACAAAATTGTTGATTCCCTCAAGCGGCTGCGACCGCCCGTTTTTATACTCAGAGGAAACCATGACGGGAACAACCCGGATTGTCCCTTCTTCAGGTTCCTCAGCAGCATCGATGGGCTGCGATTTATTGTTAAGCCCTGCTTCAATAAGGAATATGCGATAGCTTTCATCCCTCATTGCCGCACTCAGGCTGAGTTTGATGAGGCATGTAAAATAATACCGGCAAAATGTGCAGGGGTAATGCTGCACAACACCTTTGAGAGGGCAATAGCTGAATCTGGGGTGCAATTGTCCGGCCTGAGCGCCTCACTGGCCACGTTTAAGGGCGCAGCCGGTGTCTGGGCGGGTGATGTGCACAAGCCGCAGCGTAGCGGCCCTATAACCTACGTGGGCAGCCCCTACCATGTTAAGTTCGGCGACCGATTCATACCCCGGGTGCTAGTTGTGTCAGACACAGGTAGTCAGGATCTGCATTTTCCAGCTCCTCGCAAGTGGGCCCGCGTTGTTCAAGACCCAGATGATGTTGAGGCATTATTTAACGATAAGATACTTCGTGAAGGTGATCAGATAAAACTGACCTGCGCCCTGACCCGTGAGGAAGTAGTTGAGTGGCCAGAATTTAGACGCAAGCTTCTTGAACGTTGCCGATACTTCAAGCTTGAAGTGTTTGGGGTAACCCTGAAAGTGCTCCAGTCAGCAAAACGGAACGATGTCAAAACCAGCGAACGTACATTGTTGGAGAAGGCGGAAGTGTTTGATGCTTACTGTAAGCAGGAAAAGATTCCGTCAGCACAGCGTGAGGCCGGACGTATCATCCTGACCGAAAAATGAGCCACGAGAGAAGAATTTTGAAACGCGAAAAAGCGCCTGAGCGCCAACCAGTAGGAATTATGGAGCTGACCAGCAATCACTGCCACTGGCCTGCAAATCTTGATTGCAGTTTGTATTGTGGGAAACAAACTGTAGTCAGGAACTTCAGGCAACAAAGTTGGTGCTCAGAACACTACAAACGCGCATTCAGGGTCAAAAATGTTCACAATCAAGAAGATTGATCTTCAGGATTTCAAACGGTTCAAAGGTCAGCACGAATTTACGTTCCCAAAGGCCCCCGGCCTCTACCTTGTAACCGGTATCAACAAAGATAATCCACGGTTTGGACCCAATGGGGTAGGCAAAAGCACCCTATTGGATGCAATCTGCTGGTGCCTCTACGGCCGCACCTCACGTGGGCTCAAGGCTGGCGATGTGGTCACCTGGGGGCGCAAGTACTGCCGCGTGTCAGTTGATCTTAATGTTGGTGGTGTGCCTATCACCGTAACCCGCACACAGTCGCCCAACAGCTTGTCGCTGACTGAAGGTGAGAAGGGCAGGCCGGTAGACCAGGACGCCGTCACCAAGGCCCTGAGGCTCAATGCGGAGGGGTTCCTGTCATCAGTCATGCGCCCTCAGTTTGGTGAGTCCTTCCTGAAGTTGACATCAGCAGCCAAACTGAGTCTGTTCTCAGATATCCTTGAACTCAATCTTTGGCTCGAGAAGTCAAAGCTTGCAGCTGAACTAGCCGATGAGATTTATCAAAGCGTAGTTGATCTGGCTCAGGAGCTTGAAGTCTGTAGAAGTCAAATTGAGATCCTTGCTGAGGACATCACCAAGATCGAACCTCAGGCTCAGGCATTTGAAAAAACCCGTAAGGATCAGATCAAAAGCAAACGTAATGAAATTGGTGACGCTGAGGACAGGATCTCCCATATTGACGCTGCACTCACAAAGCTCCGTCAGACTTGTAAGGATCACGATGCATCTTTGTCCGAAGATGACAAGACAATGGATGAATATGCAGATAAACTTGCAAAACTGAACACGGCTTTGGGCAGGCTGGATAGTGAGCTCCAGGCAGCCAACAGCGACATAAGCAATGCAAGGCAGAAGCTTATTGAACTGCCTGCGGCCGGGGCCACGTGCCCCCGTTGCCGTCAGAAGCTTGATCCGTCCCACCTGAAAACTGAGACAAAGCATTGGAACACCCTGATCAGCACTTGTCAGACCAATGCTTTTGAGATATCAGCCAACATTGATGTAAAGCGCCAACGTCAGAAGGAAATATTCCGGGTAATAGGGCACATGAAAGCTGCCAAGCTTGAGGTGATGGATAAGCGTGCTGCGACAACAGCAGCTATTTCAAATTCTGAGCGTGACAAAGCAATGTTGAGCCAAGCAATTGAGATTTCAAGCAAACAGATCGCTGGATTGAAGGTAGCTGAGAATCCACACACTGAGTTCCTTGAAGAGAAACGCAAGGCTTGGCACAAGTTCAGGAAAGACGAAGTCAGGCTCATTGAGCAGCTGAAGGAAGCTCAGGAAGAGCACGCTTCAGTACACCCCTGGATCGCAGGCTTCAAAAAGATACGCTTGTTCATCATTGAGCAAACCCTTAAGGCACTGGAAATTGAGATCAACAATAATCTTGCCAGCCTGGGCATGCCCGACTGGACCATTAATCTTGACGTTGAGCGTGAGAACAAGTCAGGGGGCGTCACCAAGGGTTTCAGCGTGTTTGTGCACGCCCCTGATCACAAGGAGCCGGTACGCTTTGAGTCCTGGTGCGGTGGTGAGACACAACGCCTGTGCACCGCTGCTGACATTGGCTTGTCCAACCTGATCATGGAGCGGGCAGGGCTTGAGAACCAGATTGAGTTTTATGATGAGGTTACGACCCATCTATCAGCCGAAGGAATGCAAGATTTGGTTGAAACCTTAGCCCATAGGGCGGAGACAGAAAACAAACGTATATTTATTGTAGATCATAACGTGTTTGATTATGGTGGATTTGCCGGGGTAATCACTATCGTAAAAAATAAATCAGGATCGGAAATACACAATGGCTCAAGGTAGAGGGGGTGGAAAATACTCGGCTGCTCAACGGATGGAAGCATTTTGGGCTAAAGTTGTGAAAGGCGGGCCGGATGATTGTTGGCCATGGAAAGGCTCAAGTTATACAACTGGATAAATAGCAACATAGCTCGTGCCTATGACATAGGCCGTGGGGCTGTAAGTGAAATAAAGGCCAAAAAATACTGGAAGCACGTTCTTTAATCGATCACCACGTGATTGACTTTGGTGGGTTTGCCGGTGTGATTAGGATTGTCAAAGACGGTAAAGGATCGCACTTTGTGCCTTAAATTCTCAATGTGATATCTTCGATAAGCCCAGCACGCCAATACACCAAACAACGTTGTGTGTAGAAGTAAATCAGACAGTGATGGGTAGCTCATGGTTGTCAGTTGGTCATACGTGTCGTAAGCCAGGGCTGCCGACAACGCAGCAAGTGAGAGCCTTTGACACCAATGAAGCCTCCCATGCGGATTCTTAAAAGTAGATCCAGCTGTTACAATTTGCATGGCGATAAGCGCCAAGATGGCACTGAGGCCGGTCACCAGAGGCATGATGGACGTCAACTCAATGTTTCTCATTGGTTGGTTCCTCTGTTACTCCACGTATCTTGTTCTTTACCATTTCAACTATGCCTTGGCAGATGGCCATGGCGCATAAGCCCACCACAAAGCCAGCTGTACCCCTACCGATATTGAACTGTAAAGACATCCAAGCACTAAAGTAAGCCGCAGTGAGTGCTCCTACTACCACAGAACTGGCGATAGACCAAGGGTCAGGCTTTTTGAAAATCAACGCATTTACCACACCACCAAAGAAACCTGCAACGATATCTGATAGTTCTAACCCCACATTAGACAGAAAATCTTTCATTGTTAGACCCTTACTTCTTAGGCGTTGAGCAGAGCCTCTTCCAAACTCTATTGTTGCTATCAACCTGTTCTTTGGTTTCCCTTGTGTCAGTCTTGCTCCAGTAGATTGGCTTGTACACAGTGCAGAACGTTGCACCGGCAGTTGTGGGTGGCGGCGAAGGCTGCTGACAGGTGATGTACACAAAGATAAAAGCAATGCCTGTACAGGTCATCGCTGAAAGTCCTTATCAAAACCATCATCAGTAGTTGGATTCTTTCGATGGGCGTCGTCCGCCTCTTGCCGGGCCTTGGTAGCAGCATCAAGTTGTTGTGATGCAATGGTAGCCGCTTCAGCCACGGCTTCGGCCCTCCCTGCCTCTGTTGCCTTCGTAGTCTCTGCGTAGTCAGCAATAGACTGGAAGAGCTTCAGGATAGCAGGAAGGGCCTGGAGGAACGCCGATATGGTCGCCCAACTCACGTTACTTGCTCGCGGGCGGGGCAGTGCCAACTGGAGTCGTGGTGACGGCGCGAAGAACTGCAAACAACAGGGCAGTGCCAGCAGCCGACCAACCGAACCCACTTGGAGTGGATACAAGGGTGATCCAATCAAACCCCTGAAGCACACCAAGGGCAGCAACAATTCCAGCGGCGATCAACGTACGATAACCAGTCATCATGACATACTCCTATTTTGCGTTTACTGGATGCTTACAATCTAGCAAGCATCGACTCAGGCTCCTAGAGCTTTGTTAATAGCTTCCCAAGTCATTGGACCAGCAAGACCATCGGTAGTCAGGTTATGTTGCACCTGAAACGCCCTCACAGCTTCACGGGTGCGCCGACCATAGCTGCCGTCTACTATAAGGCTAGCCCCCATAAGCTTGTTCAAAGCGGCTTGCAGCGCGGCCGTGTTGGTCAGCATTGGTGTTGGAACATTCGGCACTACGCGCAGCGTAGTTGCGACTGGCCAAGCTCCGGGCTTGAGGTCTGGGCGATGTGCGAACATAGCGGACATAATAGGAATAATGCCAAGCTGAGTATCAGTATGATGAGGATCCCAAACACCATCCGCCACATACTTACCCGTCGTGTAGTGATTGGTGCCAGCCCAAAGATATCCGGTGTGGATGCCATGGTTGCGAGGTCCGAAGCCGTTCCAGATTTCACCCTTCCAACAAACATAGGGCATCGTCCACGGTGCCGAATTGTCGTCCAGATGATCGTAGTGAACGTAAAAAATGGCCGCGTCTTCCCACGACTTGAAGGGGCCTTCGTTACGCGGCACATGAGTGGAGACCCTGTCCCAAGGATCTCCTTGCCCAAGACCGGTGCGGAAGTCCTGATCTGATTCCCGGTAATTAAGCGTGCCTATCAGGGCAGCTGGCACGCCCTTGGTCTGATTCTCAACGGCAAGATATCTGTCAATGTTGCGCAGCACTGACAAAGCTGCATGTTCAATGGCTTCGGGGCGGGTGACAATCATGCTGGTCAGCAGACTGTCGTACTCAGGTCTCAGAACTTCATATGGGTGAAGCATTTTATGATTCCGATCCAGGCATGAAGCAACGTACAGCCCATTCGCCAACAGGTTCCCCACCATCATCAGTTTGCTGAACCGGCCATAGCTTGGAAATTCCAGTTTTATTAACGCCTTTGACTAAGCTACTTTTATTGACCTTAAGCCATTTCCCTTGAAATAAAACTTTGAAAGGCCACTCAGCATCGTCAGTGTGTTCCCAATCAACAGCTAGGACGCTATAAGCATCCGAACCATCGCAGCAGGAACCACCCCCTTGATTAGTGAGTGATTTGAACCACTGGTCAAGTTCTGGATGATCGTGATCGTGCGCCTTAACTCGTAGCGGCTGGATTGCAAGCAGGATGGCGATGAGGAACCAGAAAGCATGAGTGAGTTTCATGAACTACTCCTTTGGTGCGCGCCCTGATTGTATGTACGAGCATACCAAAGGATTCGACGGTACTCAAGTATTTTCACAGCATTGGCTGAATCTCAATCGCAACATTGGCAGTTGCAGCGCTACCATGCGCCGTAGTCACCCTGAAGAACAAGGATGCGTTGTTGAAGCTCGCGTTCGCAAGCGTGGGTGTGATGAATTGAGCGTTGTTGTTCGTGCTTTCAGCGGTGGCGGACACCGTCACAGCTGTAGCTGTAAGAATGCCAGTTCCACCGCCAGCTGCCGCCGTAAACAAGCCCACCTGAACTTGCGTTGCAGCCGTTAAATCAACAGATGCTTTACTTATCTGAATGGTACGAACGCGGTAACGTGTGAAGCCTGCCGGAAGTGTGATCGTGAATGTAGTATCCGCAACCGAATTCATATTCACGTTGGCAGCTACAAACGTGTAGATGCCGTTGCGGTAATTCAGCCCGCTCACCAGATCATTAAAGATGGCATTCCAGTCAGCAGAAGCCAGCACCTTGCCAGCAAAGGCTGAGGTGGCTGCCGCTGGCGCGGTATAAGTTCCGGCTGCGCTCCAAGGCATCAGTAATACTCCTTAGGTGTAGTACTCTTCGACGATAATAATGCCTGCGGCTCCGTTGCCGCCTGCATTCGTTCCGGCAGCGCCGCCGTTCGCCGCAGCTCCAACGCTATAGGCTATAGTCCCAGGCGCATTGACGAAGAACTCGACATATTCTCCCGCGCCGCCACCGTAGCCCATGTTACTATTATTGCTACCGCCGCCGGCACCGCCCGCGCCTGTGTTCGTTGCGCCATTGTTACCCGCAGCGTTTCCGGCCGGTGCGCCCGCGCCGCCAAATGGATTTGCGCCGCCGGCACCACCGGCGTCTTGCGCTGACGCCCCACATTGAGTCATCGCCAGCCCTCTTCCTCCAGGAAGCCTGACAACCTGCGTTCCAGTGCCATCCACGCCTCCTGTACCGCCTGCGCCGCCGGAACCAGTGGTTACGTTTCCTGGTCCGGCACTTCCGCCGATAGCGGTCCATGAGCCGAACGAGGAATTATTGCCGGCCGTCCCGGCAGCTCCTGTTGCGCTGCCGCCGCCGCCGCCACCACCACACATTCTGACACGAATGTAGGTAACGCCAGCTGAAGGCGTGTAATTAGCTGCCCCAGTAGTAAATCTTTGGACCGTTGGAAATCCAGCGGCCATTGCTGCACGTGCAATGGAACCGGCCGGGAAGGCCACAGGACCGGCACTGACCGTAAATCCACTAGATGCTGTCAGAGTATTTGAAACAGTCAGCGTACCGGTCACAGTTGAGTTGCCGGTAACCGCTACACCACCAGACGATACTGTTAGAGTACCAGAAAAGGATGATGCCCCTGAAACGTTCGCACCACCAGCGCTGACTGTCAGCGCACCAGACGATGTCAAAGTGCCGGTAACGGCCGCGCCAGCCGCGCTAGCAGCAACGATCTGAACGTTGGCCACCATCATGTAAGCTATTGGGCCAGCAGCGATGCCAAAACCACTGGTCGTTACGCCCGTAGCCGTAAAGGGTGGCGTTGTTCCAACAGCACCTTTCAATTGTCCAGTAAGCGCAGTTTGACCATCCGAACAAAGCGATGCGGTCAAAGCCGTTGCGATGTCAGAAAAATCTGAGTTTACGTCGGATGACGAGATCACCGTGTTCGGGGTGAACGGCGGGACCGGCAAAGAGTAGTTACCGTTAGTTCCATTTCTTGGCATAGTCTAACCCCAGAAGAGGAGTACGAAGATGATAACGCTTTTTATCATAGTTCTGACTGTGATGATAGGTAGCCTGTTCTTACTGGCTGCCCTCTACCATGTGCTGAGCTTCACCCTATTCCTACTGAAGCTGTTGGGTGAGTTCTTCATGTGGTTACTGAGCCTCGTCCTCAGCTCGCGGTTGCTGAGAAACCACACTGTTGATGATCCTCCGAGGCCTGTTCCAGACGTTAAGCCTGTCTCTGGACGGAGGAATTAACTGATTCCTCAAGTAGCTCTGAACAGGCGGTGACATCACCGCCTTGGCAACTGGAGGAATGTATGGTGCTCCTGCTAGGGCAGGTCCTAGCAGGAGTCCATAAATCCCAGGATCAGGAACACCCGTAAAGCCTGCATGATGTGCAAGGTAGGGCACACCAGCGCCAATAGCGGCGCCACCTATGGTGGACCACGCCCCTGCCTTTGCCCTGTCAGCACCGCTTGGTGGATGCAGAACAGCATTTGTATCTCGCGCAAAAGTCGCTGACGGTGAAGTAGGATTAGAATGCGCATTGGCAAACGCAGCCGGATCAACAACACCACGAGCAGCATCAGGATTTGTAGCACTAGCCGCAGTTTGAAGAGCCCTGGTATCAGCCATCTGCCCATGAATGCGGGGGAAAGCCCCCTCATCAGGCGTACCAACGGTGCCCCTATTCATTGCTGAATCCATTGCATCACGCAGCCTGTAATAAGCCTGCCTAAGAGCAGGAGATCTCTCAGTCTCAGCTGCCTGACGCAATTGATCCCGCAACTCAAGATACCTGTTGCCGAATCGGCCGCTTGTAGTAAAGGGCGCCGCGCCACCACCACCAGGGCCAGCTGGTCCAACAATGCTGTTAGGCCCATTAGGATTTATGTACTGATCCAAAGGAGGCGGCGGAACTCCGCTGGAACGCCCAGTCCTTGCAAGCCCCATGTCAAGACGGTACTGATTGGAAGCATTCGTCAGATCAGTGTGCAGTTGCGGATCAACTGGCATTGTAGTGCGGTTAGCCAATTGCTCACGCTCTTGCCCCAGTTCCCTAGCACGCGCTCTGACATTTGGGACCGTTGGCAGCTGATTGAGATTGGCACCGGTACGGCGCATCAAGGCACGTGAAACATCCTCAGATTGAGCTTGTGGCGTATACCGGCTCTCATTGGACACCATGGTACGCATCGGTGCCTCAATGGCATTCCAACTAGGATTGCCGGTGAACTGACCGGCACCAAGACGAACACCACCAGCCTCAACATTTCTGGCCTGCGCCATATGTGCAGGATCACCTGGAATCGGGGTGATAACACGACGTGCTGCCGAAGGAGCCTTGTTGCCTAGGGCACTGCCAACTAGACGTGCTGGCGTTTCAAAGTCACTGCCTTGCGCCATCTGCCCCAAAGCTTCGGAGCCGAGTGAACTTGTCAGAGTTTTGATAGCATTGGGAATGGTAGCTCCGCCCATGCCCATCCCAGGCACGCCTTCAACCGCAGCTGAATAGAATTTTCCAGGCGTGGTTTGTGCGTGATACAGCGGGCCAGTGACTTTCTCAATAGCATCCATGACTTTGCCGGGCGGCGTAGAGAAGAACCCCGGCCCAATGTAGGAACCTTTGTCAATGTCAGCCCGCATCCGCTCAGCTGTTTCAGGAAAGCCAAGCTTCTCAGTGCCGTAAGCAATGCCCCGCTTGGCCAGATCAAGCACACCACGTGGGGCAGTGGATGTACCAACTGCCCCACGGATCAGCGATGGAATCGTAGATTTCTTAACTTCAGTCCCAAACGACGGACCAATAGATACCCATTCTCCGTTCTGCAACTGAACGCGGTCACCAGTACCCTTGTGGGTCAGAATCTGACCTTCCTGATAGTCGGCCATTACGGTTCATATCCTGCTGGTGGTGCAGCGGCCGGTCGTGGTGCCGGAGGCGGTGGCGGACTCATGACCTTAGGCTGTGGACGTTCCGTCGCAAACTTGCCCTTTTTCGCAGGGGCTGGTGGTGCACCATACCCCGTTGGGTTGTCCATCATTTTCTTTAGTTCGGCTCGGTCCTTATCATCAAGGATGGGCTTCTTGTTCAGGTATTCATTAATGTGAGCGTCAAGGCCGGACAGAGTGTGAGGCCCTTTTTCAAAGGCCACATTACCATTTGCATCACGGTTCGGTTTGAAGGAATCACTTCCTTTGTCATAGCTCCAACGAGCACCTCTGGCATAATGAGTAGCCATCTGACCAAGGGCTTCAGATTTATCCATCGCTTTCATCATAAGATCAAGGATCAGTCTGTTGGCAGATGGGCTCATGTTCAGACTGGCCGCTGCTCTTTGGAGCAGATCAATTTCAGCCACGCGCACCTGCCCAAGACCGTGCAACGTAGTTCTCATGTTGTTCAACAGCTGCCCAGACATGATCTTGTCAAAGGCTTCCATGGCAGTTGCTGCCCTAGGGTCAGCACCTACAGCAGCCTTCAGTTTTTTGTAATCAAGTACAACGTTGCTTCCGAAGCCTGAATAGAACTGCGGATCATTCGTAAGGTCCCGGGCCATCTGAAGCATTGGCTTGGCGCCGGATGCTGTCTGTCCGCCTTCAGTCATGACGTCGTACTTCTTTTGGAAGCTGTCAGCTTCTTTCTTAACCTGCTCTTCTCGATGCTTAACTTGCATGTCAAGATCGATCAAGCGCTGCATGCTTGGAGATGCCTGAGCGGTTTTGCCTGCGGTGCCCGCCTTGCCGGGGGTTGGTGCTGGCGCGGTGATGTCACTGCCATCAGGCGGAGCATAGTTCAACATCCCCGGGGCCTTTAGGCTGTCGCCCTTCAAGCTACGGTCTATCCCATGCGTCGTATCGGGCGGCGGGTTAGGTGCCATTGGTGGTGGCCGCTCAGCATTGAAGTCAGGCATGTCAGGAACGGTAGCCGACTGGCTGCGGCCCGTAAGAATTTCAGGTGGCAGCGGCGGCAATTCATTGGTGATCCCTTTCCCAAGATCGGCGTTCCCGCCCTCTGGGGCCGCATACTTGAGATCAGGCACCGCATTCGCAGCGGGCGGCGCTGCGCCACCCATGCCGCCACCCGGCAACTCACGAACTTGGCCGCCTTGATCAATAATAGTTGGAATGTTGGTCTCAACACCACCTGCTCTGTTCTGATTCCATTTGACATCCGGCACGTAGTACGGATGACCATCACGACCAATGATGTACTTGCCGCCCATGGTCTGAACTTCGACCGGCTGGCCCTGCATCATGTAGAGTTGCAGTGCCTGCTGCTTATCAGCAGGGGAGATATAATCGCTCGCCATGATGTGTTCGATTTGCTGGCGAGTATATTGTGGGCGCGTAGGAATGACGCCGGGCGGGATGGCGCTACCACCCGCCCCACCCGGCACCGTAGGGACCGTCTTTGGCATTGGCACTGTTGAGGGCCCCGGACCCGTTAGAGCGCTAGCCATTGGGTCAGGCGTGCCTGCCTGTGCCACATTGGTAGGCTCGCCGTTGAACGGCAGTGCTTGGCTCGTGGGACCACCAGGGGGCGCCCCATAGGCTTTGGTGAACTGGTCACCATAGCTCTGAACAGAAGTACCAAGTTGATCCTTGCGTCCTGGATGGTTCATACCACCTTCGCCCGCAAACCATGCGCGGGCAGCCCCTTCAGGGCCATACTTTGCAGCGTACTGACCAAACTTATGTTTGAACACCGCCTCCTGAGCATCCTTATTGGCAAGGAACTCATCAGGCGTCATGGGCTTGCCCAAAGCCTCCTTAGTCCAGGGGCCAACATTCGACCCCATCACCTGATATTTACCGTAGGCTCGGTCACCAGACCTGGTTTTTGGCCCAAGCAAGGAATAGCTGCCACCGCTCTCAATGCCCGAAACAGCGTTACTAGCCGCATCCGGATTGAAATCATTGCTGACTACTCCGGGGTTGAAACCCAAGGCTTGTTTCCGAGGGGTGTCACCCTGAAGATTATAACCCGGAGCAGCGCCGCCGGGCATGCCCGGCAATGTGGATGCTTCTGATGGCATACCAGGGATAGTTGGGACTACCTTTTTGCCTTCACCAAGTTTGGTCTCACGCTCAGCTTTATTGGCATAAGCGTTCCCAAGACCGCCAACCAAAGCTTGAACCATGCGGGCAACACCTTGCCACTTGCTCTGAATTGGCTCCAGAGACGTACCACTTTTCAACATTTCATTGTAAAGTGCGCGCGCCGAAGTAAGTTGCTGCGGCGTTGCATACGCTTCTGGCGTAGAAAGAAGAGCAGAAGGATCAGTCATAGCATCTCACCTTATGCGAAGCCACCGCCACCACTAGGAACCTGACTACCACCACCACCACCACCGCCACCGCCCATCGATCCACCACCGAACAGAGCTTGTATGGAAAGTGGATTACTCCCTCCTCCGCCACCACTTGGGTACACAGTGCTTCCAAACCGGTTGATCATGTCCAGCGCGGAAGCACCCTCAGAATTCTTGGGCTGAAGGAAGGATGAAAACATACTGAACGGGTTCATGGACGTTGAACCAGGACTAGGCGGTGGAGTGTAAGGGGCTGGTGTCGCAAGACCCACACCTGGGATGCTTGAGCCCGGTACACCCGGCATTGATGGTGGCGTCGGCAACGAACTGCCAGCACCAACCCCTGTCGGACCACCCGCCATCGGGGGCAGCGCGAAAGGTCCCGAAGCAGGAGGCGTGAATTGAGGCTGTACGCCCCCCGCACTACCACCAGCGCCACCTTGCCCCGCCCCCAGAGGTGGGGCAGCATTGTTTGCTTGCTGCTGACGTCCCCGCAGGTTGCCTATGAGCGCCCGCACCATATTGTTGACACCGCCCCAAGCAGTGGGATTGTCCTGCTGCTGAAGCCACGGCGGAAGTTGGCTTTGATCGTACATCGTTACCTCCTCTTCGCCAAGACCATGAGCAGATCTTCAATGGCGATGACGTTGCCAGGGGTTTTAGACTTCTCAAACACTGCCAGCTGCTCCGGCAATGTCCCCTGCGTTCCTACTGCCGCCTTGACTTCTACCCCATCACGGGTTCTTTCAGTAACAATAAGGACAGGTTTGCCAAGCCTTATGATGTCTTCTTTGTTGTAGGGGCCAAAACCAAGCAGAAGATTTTCACGATGAGCCGCACTTAACCGAATCACTTCATCTCTTGTTATGAACTGCGGGTCAAAGTGAAACACGCCACGTCTGGTCTCAACTCGCTCAAACCCATTAGGCAACGGAAGTTCCTCCGTTAGCAAGGGGAACATCTGCGCAAGCCTGCGGCCAGCAAGCAACTGCTCTTGCTGCGCGCAAAGAGTTTGCACAGATTCTGGAATATTTTTGCCGGTATCGTCCATATTACACCTAGAGCATGCTCAGGGCAGCTGTGGCGGCGGCGCCACCAGCTGGGCTGCTCAGGTAACCACCAAGAGCAGCGGCTGGGATGCCGAACATACCAGACAACATGGATGAGTATTGCTGCATCTGAGCCTGATACTGTGCGATCGCCGCTTGTTGAGCACTGGAGTATGCCCCCGTCATGTTTGCAGGCTGCAACGGATTTGCTGCGCCATACATCGTCGCCGGGCTGTTCGGTGAACCATAACCACCCAAAGCCATGGCCATCATTGCCGGAGTATTGTAGAGATTCTGAGCGATTCCGTAAGCCTGCGGCGTAGTATCACCGATCATCTTAGACACAGCCATCGAATGTGCTGTATCCAGTTGACGCATTGCGTTATCGTAAGCTGGATCGCCGGGCTCATGCCCCTGGTTCTTCAATTGAGTATCAAGCTGTGCCCGTTCAGTCTGTTGGAACGGAGAAAGATAGCTCATCTCTTGCTGGATGACACCACCAGTAATGCCCCCCGCTTGATTCCCAATAACATCGGTAGGTGAACTGGCCCCGTAATTAGCGCCCGTAAGTAGGTTTGCGCCGCCAGCGCCAGCAAGAGCTTTGCTGAAGTTCTGAATATCAAACAAGCCAGCCTGAGATGGAGAATAGTTTGTGTTAGCGGTGTAGATAGGAACACCGCCAGGGCCAACACCTGATTGAGTATAAGTCAGGCTGCCGTAAGGATTAGACTGATTGTAGTTTGATCCAGCCTGGGCTCCTACGTTATAGCCCTGCTGAATATCCGATACCTGCTGTGCGGCTGGGATGCCAGCACTTGCCGACGGAGGAGCTGGTTTGCTGCCGCCCATGATCAAGCTACCTTTTCAGTGGAATGCTGCACGTTTGCCACGCGATCTATTTCTCTTCGGAAACCGACCAAACGCACACCCGTATTGCGGTTACAGTCCTGCTTACCGTAGTAGCAAGGCTGCACGCCCTCTAACTTAAAACCGAACCGTAGGCAGGAACGGATCAAGCGTTTGTTGCGCTTGTTGACAATGACAGTCAGGCGAGCTGGATCAAACTCCTCAATTATAAACTGTGCGACGGCCCGCGCAATCCCAGGAGTGAGAGTCCAGGCCCCGTAATAGCTCATTTGAACATCGTACCCCTGATAACCATGCAACAAAATGGCCCCTTTGAATTTTCCATCGTTACCAACGATTCCTATACAAGCATCGAACTTAAATCCTGCCCCAAGCCCGTAGAGCTCAAAGCAGGTTTCAGCCACCACGTGATCTGCACCAAACAAAAGCCCGTTGCTCATATGGCACCACCCATTTCAACGATCGCATTGAACACGTTCACTTGCAGCACCGGCAAAGATGTCGGAATTGCCGTATCGAACATCATTTGATCAAATTGCCCAACGTCAAAGACAGACAACGAAGTAAAATTGATTCCTGAACTGACATTGGCTTGCAGACGAATAGCCAGAGCTTTGCCAATCGCATTGACGCTAAGCCAGTTTTTGAAAGTCGTAGTCGCAGCTGGCCAAAGTGAAACATTCCATTGGGCCACATCCCAAAGCACCGAACCAGTCAAAGATGTAGCTGTTGCCGTAAAATTGGCTGAGGCAAAGTCTACATCTACACTTATTGTTGGAATAAGTGATCCACCCACAGTCAACAGTGGTTGAACCATGGTCATGCGCTTGAGGCGTCCAGGCTCGTCCATCCAGTTAAACGCACACTGCATGTCAGCAGTAATATTTGCGGTGAAATCAATGGCACTCTGATAAGCCTGATTAATGCCCCCAGAATTATTTCCCCAGTACAAACCCTCACGATAGATTTCAAAACAATTAGCATTCCAACCTTGAAATCGTGACCACCCACCCGTCAAGGTGTTCATGACATACTGCTCTTGCTGAGAATTCTCAGTCAGAGGCACGTTCAAAACAAAAAATTGTTGGGCCTGAAAGCTAACCATCTGCCAACCAAAATGATCAAGCGTACCAGAAACTACAGAAGCCATTTGGTTCTGGATGCGAGCCGTCAAAGCCACCGAACGATCAGCAGATGGATCAAAGGGTAACGCTTGAGAAATAGGAATCACACCATCCTGTGTGATTAAGGCTACATCTGAACCAATACGCAATGCACAGCGCCTGCCAATGGGCGGCGCAATATCAAAAGTACCTACCAACTTCCAATCAGTAGCATTCGTAGGATCAACGCCTGAATAAATAGTTACTTGCCCACGAGATGAGATGAAAAGCGCGTAGTCCTGTGGCCCGCTGCCACCATCAATGGTCCAAGACTGCATCGCCATGAGGCGACCGCCTTTTGACCACAACGCCCCGAGATCCTGAAATCCAGCAATGGCCCCCGTGATAGCGTCGGTGGGCATGAATGCAGCAATGGTACTGTTCTGAAGAATATACCAAAGCCTGCGCTTCTGATTGTTGATGTTAACAATGTTGGCAGTTGTAGCCCCGCCCGGCAGTCCGGTGATGCTTGGAGTAGTCCATGAGGTGCCATCAAACTGAAGAAGAGCATCCGCTCCATTGCAACACTGGATTACAGTGTTACCACCAGCAGGAGTAAAATTGACATACTGCCAACGAGCATTGGTGAGGCCACTGACTGCCACCGTTCCAGCAGCAATGCCAAGACCTGCCTCATAAATCTTAGTACCAGCTGCTGCGAATAGCCGCTCAGTAGTGGCACTGCGGTAAACCATCAGCGATTCAACTGGTGACGTGCTGAGCGTGTGATTGAATGGTTGATAACCTCCACGCAATTCAATGAAACCAGGACGGCAAACCCAATTCACAAGGATTGGAGCCCGTTTTGGATCCATTGTCGCCAACGGGGAAATAGCATCCCACCCGTCCGTTGGGGCAGGGATCATTTTGGTCACAACATCAGGTGCCAGATAAGGCACCTTTTCAACAGTCTTGGTTTTTCTCATCGATCACCTGTTGGTGGTCGCAAACGCATCCAAGTCTCCGCACCGAACATAGGGCTCGTATCCTCCCATCCAGTTTTTGAAGACGTAATATTGCTTCGTGCGCCTGTACCTCTAAAACCACCTATTCTCTGAGCATCTGGATATTGACTTTTGATTTGAGGGATCAAACTCCTGACCCCACTAGGGCCAAGTGAGTTGGCAGCATCTCCTGCCGGGCCATTTTGCTGACGTCCAATCCAATCCACCCACAGATCACTTGGGTTCCTTTGAACTATAACGGTGTCACCAACTGGACGACCACGCCAATCTTCAATGTTAAATCTTCTAACCCCGTCACCAGACCTTAGCATCGTGTTTGGTTTCAGTGTGAGAGCCGATGGGTTAATGCTCCGAGGAGCCATAACACTAGCTCCTGTACTCAGAAGGTTCCCGGCAACTTCGCGCCAGCCGCCCGGCGCCATGACGCGATTGCGTTCAGCCATTACATCGTCATAGCGCTTATTCAACAAGGCTTGTGCCATTTGACTGACACTGTCCATGACTATTCGCCCAGTTGCTTTGTCGTAGTATCCAGGACCAAGGATGGTTCTGGAACACCCGGCTTATTCAGGCGTACTCCATTAGCATCAAAACCAGCAGCCCCACCAACACATGCGTTGGTCACGACTGTATCATCCTTCATGTGGATGGTGAAAGGATCTTTTTCGTCGGCCATGGTCAGTACCAATCATCAAAGCCGAAGTGCATGCGGAGCACTGTCAGCGCTTGTTTAAGTTCTTCGCGTGTTGGCGGTGTATCACCGTAAGCCTCGTGCGGGGCAGCCCAGGGATGATCGTGAGGGTATGGATCACGGTAGAGATTGGCTGGAATGTTGTCAGCTTTCTCTGTTTGAATCTTCCTCAGATAAGGTTCGTAAGCCTCCTCGGCTTCTTCCTGATTGATGTCGTGTTCAACGTACCATTTTGCTTCCGCCACTTCGGCGAATTTGAAGTGTGCGACCTTATAGGCAATCTCATGCGGGAATCCCACTCCAATCAAGTGCATCATGACCGTCTGTTCGACGTTCTCATGAATGACCAGAGGTGCATCTGGGCTGAATGTAATCTTCCTTGATGGGTCAGACAGCCGGGGCACAGTGAAACTGCGTGGAAACCTGTAGTCAATGAAAGTAGTTGGTTCCTCAAGCGGCATGGAGCCGCCTGCGGTGTACGGAACAGTGTGCAGCCGATCAATAATCGGATGAGCAATCACCTGAGCGGTGACCGGCGCTTGTAGAAGCTTGTCAACATAGTTTATTCCGGTGACCGGAAGCTCAACCTCAATACGGTACGGACGATTGAGAGTGCTCACCATCAGTTCGGTAGGCACTGGCCAGCGCCCCGATGGATCACCCAACAAAATCCGCAACATTGGATCGTTATACTCAGCCATTTAGAGATCCGGCACGTTATTCGACGGAGGGGCAGCCTTGCTCTTGGCACTTCCCTTTTTCGCTGGCGCAGCCTTCGCTGCCTGAATGGATTTCTGTGCTGAAGCAACATCCTTGCCCGCAGCACTCATGGTTTTTGGTGACTGAGCAGCACGCGACACCAAAGCAAGTGAGTTCAAACGCTCCTGAGGCAGCAGGGGCGGGCCACCACCACTCTTGACCCCCTTCCAACCTCCAAGAGCGCCCAAAACAGTGTTCAAACCAATCTCAGGCGCCGCCTGCTTCCACCATGGCAAATGTAGCATTGCCTCAGACGCATTTTCCTGCCTTGGGCTGCCCGTTGGGGCCAGCATGGCGTCCCCAACAGTGAAGCCTGCGGGCACTGCCCCGCCCTCAGCGGCACCCCAAAGGCCGCCCACGCCAGCCCCAGTAAAGGGCATAAGATTAGTAGAGCGAGGTTTGCCTGACATTGCTGCAAGTTCATTAGTGAGTGCCGAACCTTCAGCATTCTTGAACTGAAACTTGCTTGCCACTCCTCTTCCGCCAGTTGTGTCAGCAATATGCTGCGTCGTGCGCTCAATGAGATCATTCATCTTGTTTGCTTTGGCAGCTTGAACAGCTTTCACCCCTTTTCCAAGGAGATAACCGCCTCCGCTGCCAATGCCCCACGCCACAGGCAGTGATGCAGCTGCTGCCAGTGGGTGCGCCTGCCTGATAGGAGTTTGAGATGCTTCAATCTCCTTATCAACGTCAGACATCCCCTGTTCGGCAGCCGCACGGCGCTCTCTGGCAGGGACTGTGATACCCTCAGACACCTTCTTTTGTGACTCTATCTCACCGCCACGGTTCTGCATGCGGTCAATATTGGCGTTGGCTGCCGTTATCTGAGCAGCCAATCGCTTAGCTGCTGGCACATCCTCTTGCCCCTTAACCCCAGCCTGCCCCTTCGCCTTGAATTGCTCGTAACGATTGGTCATGCCAATCAAATCAGTCTTAATTTTCTCAATAGAGGCTTGTTCAGCCGGGCTCATTTGAAGCTTGTCAGCCTCAGTACTCAAAATATTGTCCTCAGCCGCAATTTTATCCCGGTACGCTTGCCGTCTAGCTTCCCATTGATCCTGCATCATCTCCCATTGAGTTTTGCCACTGTTTGATGGGATGGCAGTATTGGCGGCGGCGCCTGTGATGGCTGCCGTAGTCAAAGGCGCGCTCTTAACACCAGCCTTGAAAGCGTTCCCAATGAGTGGGAACAAGGCGCGGCTCATCAACTGAGGTGCGCCGACTCCGGTGGCCATCATGCCCCCCTGCAAGCCTGCATCAACAACAGGATGTTGCACACCGTATTCGGCCTGAAACTCTGAGGGCGACAAATTCATATCCATAGGGGTGCCATTCTCAGTTACTGGCACCTGCACCTTGGCCTCTGGATTGCCAAACAAGCCGTGCATAATCGGCTTGCCTAGGGTTTCCCAAGGACCTTTAACTTCACCCCGATGTTGCGCAAGTATCTGTGCTACGGTATCTGGATCCATTAGCGTGGTCCTCTAGGGTTCCTGTCTTTCAGGTAACGTGCAGCCGCCGCTTCCATGTCAGCAAGCATCTTGGCGTTGTTCCGACCACTCTGGAAATCCGGGCTGAAAAGCTGCTCGGCTTCTTGTTTTTGAGCACCTGGAAGTGATCCAGGTCGGCCACCCTCTGGATTGCCCATTTTGCTTTGCATCAACCAACGAACAACATCCTCATTATGGGCACCTTGATTGCCCTCTGGGAAACGTTCACTGGAACTGACGCCTTTCACCAAAGGAACTCCAAGCTGGTTCCAAGCAGGGTCCCAGTACGGAGTATTCATGAGCCTGTGTGTGCCCCTGTGAATGGCTTCGTGCACTATGGTTGAAGGATCTTCCTCAAGATCGCGATTGGCCATGAAAGTTTGACCAGTTTTAGGAATGTATGCCCCACCAATCTCACCTACTTGTCGTCCGTTCTTCGTAAGCATCAACCTCGGGGCATCGATGCCCATCACAGTTTTGGCCGGATCAAGACCAAGAGTGGCGAGAGCGCTCCTTTTGGCGGCCAAAGCCGCCTTCATGTGTGCATCGTTCAAAGAAAATGGGCTCCCTGAACTCATATCCTGATTGGGCAGTTCGTTTACGTTGTGATTGCTAAAGTAACCAGCTACATTCGGTGTTTTCTTGTACACCGTGGCCCGCATGTTGTTCAGGTATTCGGACTGAGGGTGTGCATAGTCAAACCCCTGCTGACGTGCAAACGCCACGTCTTCAGAGTTGGGATAGCGCATAAGCGCTGACGCCATTTCCTCAGGCGAGGGCATTTTTCCCTCGCTTAGGCTGTGGGCCACTAGCTTGCGGGCCATACAAGGCCATTGCCATCAGATCAGATGGCTGGACATGCGGCTGCGCCATGTGCTGCCTGAACCTCAGAACGTTTGGGTCAACCCCAATGCCAAAGTTTTGGAGCGCGTGCCCCATAAAGCCTTGAGGCGCCTGCTGATTAGGCATCCCAGCAAAGGATGCTGCGGGAGAAAGTGGATCAAACATGGAATCACCAGTACCTTTGCTCAGCTCGTTTTCTGGCTATCTTCGCAACTTTCAGGCTCATGTAACGTCCAATCACGATTTCCTCACCATCAAAGTGTATCCTGACTCGGTATTTCCCACGCCTTATGTCAATCCCCCGCACACCAGTAGAACTATTCCTATGTGCCGAAGAATTCCTACCATTTTGGCTATTGGTAGCTTCCCGTAAATTCACCCACTTGTTATTGCTCCTATTCCTATCCCAATGATCAATCTGACACTTTGGCCATTCACCAGTTACCCAAAGCCATATGATCCGATGGGCTAGGAACTCATGATAATCAAAGCCAACATACCAGTAACCGTCACTCTTGCTTTTGTATCCAGCCACATCCCCTTTATTAATCTTTTGCCTAGCTACCTTCCAACGCAAACGTCCTTCTTCAGGATCATAGTCAAAAAGCTCACGCACCTGCTCAGCAGTAACTCCACTCAACTTGTCCTTAGCGTTGTTCCACATAACAAAACTCCCTGTTTGCTCGACAGGGCATTGTATATAAGGAACTTGTGGACCTGTAAACACTAGAAACACCCATTTTAACCTGTGTTAGGGCCACTAGGTCCTGGGAAAAAACCGTCCTGCACGTTTGACGGCGACAGGAAGATTGGATTCATGCGTTTGGCCAACTGCAACGTTGGCGCAGCGCCATCGCGTGCGATCAGGCGGTTGACGTAATCAACCCAACGACCCTGTGCCGTGGCGTAGCTGCCAAATCCTTTGATCTCCCAGAACATCCACTTGATGCCCATGATGACAGACTGATCGTCAAGCAATGGGATGTCATCATCGTTGACAAAATTCTGAGCGTAAGTAGTCCCACCGTGCACAGCCACTGCGTTGATCGTCAGATACTCAAACACCAGCTGAAGCGGCTGCGTGATCTCAAACGGCGCTGGCCAAATACGGAAGCTGGTGCCTGTCGGCCCAATTTTACGGTAATGCCTGCGCGGCCCAACTGCCACAATGCCAGAACGATGCCATTGATCAAGCTGAGGTGAATCCGGCCCCAACAGTTCCCACCGGTTGGTCCTATCCCACATGGTGCGGTTATTGAACCAATCAAAATCCGTTGGCATTGCGTAAGTATCTTGCCCGAACACAATGACAGAACCATTCACATCAGCTGTGTTGGTGTTCCGCATATTCAAAGTGACCTGAGTGGCGGAATCCACCGTTTGAATACGGGAAGCTTGCAACAAACCGGTGCCCTGCACCGCCCATGCGGTAGCGGGAGTCAGACTTGATGTATTCGGGATGTTGGTGATGATTGCTGATCCAGCCTGCATGTTACCCGTGGTGGTGACAGCGGCCGGAACAGCCATATCAAACTCAGATTGCATTGATGTCCAACGAGCCATCCGACGAAGTTCGTCGAGACAACGGTTGGCCAAGGCAAACATCTGCACGGTGGTGACGTCGGAATTTCCAGCTACCGTCGCAGATTGAGTAAGCCCAAGCTCAGCTTGGGCTGTCTGTACTATTTGGAGAAGCGTCTTGGTCACGTGGTAGGCCCTCCGAACTCAGGGTAGGGCGCTTTGACTTAACTCAAGAACCTACCAACATATTAGACGCCCTGAGGAAGTATTAGCGGCTTCTACCCCGCTGCCGAATCTTGACCTTGCTCCTCGCTTTATTGGCAATATCAGTAGTCTTGTGATTGGCAGCGATCATCGCAGCCTGCGGATCAAGACGCATATTGGGGCTGTGCACTGGGCGCCCCATGACCTGAGAAATCAGCTGCTGAACGGTTTCGAGCGATGGAGACGCACCGCGCTCATTCACCAGCTTGTCAACCTGCCCCTGCAAAACGCCGATGTTATCCTTGAGACGTGCGATCTCACGATCACGCTTCTCAATCTCACGACGCATCTCAGTGCTGCTGACACCCTTATTCGAAATCTCAATGTACTTGCGAGCATCATTGACGTAAGTCTGACAGCCCATGCCGACGTTATCGATGGCATTGCCTGATAGCTCAGCACACATCTCAATGGTGTGCACACCATAAGCACGCAAGGTAGCGGCGATGGCTGGCTTGTCAGGATACAGCTGTTCAATCGGAGTGCCATCAGGAACCTGCATCTGGTTCTGCTTGAACGCTGCCCATTGCAACGGCCAGCGTTTGGCATCGGACTCAGTAGCGGGGCGGTCAATTATGTTGAGGCGTTCACCAGGGGGCTGAATTCGGACGTAAACCACATCCTTGAAGATCTGACGTCCTGCGGATGCAGACGCTGCGGGCTGGTGTTCAGGGTGCATGTAGAACACCACCACCATGCTCTTGTCGCCGCCGCCGTAACGCGCCAATCCGACAATCTGCTGTGAATCCTGCCAATCAATACCGCTCAGACCCGGCAAGCCAGTGTCATCTCCAGCCATAACATACCTCTATCGTTTTGTGGCGCTCACGACCCAGTGCTCAACCTTGCACCCAGATGATGGTTGATATGAGCTCTTTGTAAGCTCCAATATATCAAACCACTCCTGAAGGAGCAATCGAAGGTCCAGCTCGTCGATGAAACTGACTGCCCCGTAGTCCAAGAATGGTTCTTGGCTGCTTCCAGTAGTAGGGCACATCAGGAAAAAGCGACCCCCCGGCTTCAGTACCCGGGCTACTTCTCTATAGATGTCAGGCAGATCATGGATGTTGTTGTGACACGAACTGACTACATCAACCACCGCGTCAAATACTTCGTTGTGACAAGTCAGCTTTGTAAAATCAAAAGCTCCTCCCACCACATACTTACTACATGCCTCATCAATCATCCTGCGCATGGTCTTCCGGACGGCAGCATGACTGCCGTCAACGGCAAAAACTTTGAAGCCCTCCCGGGCCAGGAACCACGTATTATTCCCCTGACCGCAACCAAGATCTAGGATATGAAGTTTCGAGTGGGATTCCTTGGAGTGACCGTATGACCGGAATATCCAACGCACCAAGTCTTCGCTCGGGTAAGATCCCCAAGTCTTTTCCTGGTGAGTCTTTTCCCATATCTGATTGAACGTCATGTTGCACCCATCGTTTTGTGAGAAGTTTCCTTCGATTTATCGTCCCAACCGACCGCATGATTGAGGCGATATGCTCAGCTGCGTGACCATCACCATATGGATTCGTTATTTGTAACATCTTAATCCCATGTAGATGGGTAACAGCAGCCGCAATATCTTTGGCTTGAACACTCAGAATATTTGCAGCTGCAATCCTACCCTTCTGACGATCACCAATGTTGATAAAAGGCACCTTGAGAGTTGGAGCTTCATAGAACCCTGATGAAGAATTCCCAATCATATACTCACAATGCTTCATTGCTGACAAATACAGTCGCTGCGGCATGTCAAAGATGATGCCATTGTGCCGAACAGAAAAGTTCGCAAACATTTGGCCAATGTGAGTGCTGAAAGCATCAGGATTAACTGACGCAAACACACAAGGCATTCCAGCAACACTGAGGTAGTCAAGAAGTATCTGTGCTTCCTCAATGGGGTCATCACTTAGGGTAGCTGGTTGATAGGATACAAGAATGTAAGGGGCTGTGATACCCAAACGCCTGCATACCTCTTCCTTAGGTATCAACTCAGTAGCCAACACCTTGTCAATCCCCGGGCAGCCTACAGTAAAGACCCGCCAAGATTCCTCTCCCATATCAATAATGCGGGCAGCAGCATCCGTGTTGGTGGGAAAGTGAATGTGTGAAAGCTTGGTAATAGCATGACGCATGGCATTGTCTTGCGACCCTTCAGTGATGTCACCACCGCTGAGATGAGCGATAGGAATGTTCATCAAGTTGAGGGCAGTCACCGCCCCCAAAACTTCGTGGCGATCACCAAGCACAATGGCAAAGTCAGGTACCTCCCTTTCATACAGTAAAGATACTGTTTGGTGGCACGCATGAGAGGCAGACAAAGCAGCATCTGAGGGATTTGACACCTCATAATGAGGCAGGAAGATCAGTTCAGCTTTGAGGGCTTCCACCACCGGCTTGAGTGGCCCACGATCGGCTCTGCTTCCTGAAATAACAACTATGTCCATGAGATTGCTCCTTTACCTGATGGTAGACAGACAGCCTTTGCAAACAGATCCTCTGCCTGCATTAGATTGGTATGCCTTGGGTAGCGTTTGAAGCATTCAAGCTTGTGCAGCGGCGTGAACAGAGCCCGTGCGTAAATTCCACGATCATGAAGCTTCTTCAAAACCAGATCACGCTCACCACACAGCATCGTGCTCAGCCAATAATTAGGTTCCCCCTGCCACTCACTTGGGGCAAGCATCACAGCCCCTGCTTTTGAGTAGCGATCCCAAAGAGCCTTTTTGGCCTTTAGGAAACCATCAATCTTCTCAAGCTGTGACAAGCAGAGCGCAGCACTCAAGGTTGGCATCCTGTAGTTAAAGCCAACGCCGCTATGCTCCACCAGCCATGGATGCTGCACGCGACAAGTGTTTGCCAGATTGTACGCCTGAGCAGCAACCCATTCGTCGCTGGTGAGCACCGCCCCACCACCGCCAGCAGTTACTATCTTGTTATTGTTGAAACTCAAGATCGCAGCGTCACCAAAAGAACCACAACGTTTGCCTTGAAGGCTGGATCCCAATGCTTCAGCCGCATCTTCAATGATGATGAGACCGAATTCACGGGCTATCTCAGTCAATTTAACTACATCCGCCGGGAACCCGAGGAGGTCGACGAAGATGATGGCTGAAATGACACGCCCAGTTTTGACATTAAGCCGCCCCCTCTTGGTGTGTGAGGGGGCAGTGATGCTCTCAAGATGGCGCCTGAGCTTGTAAGCATTGATTGAGGTGGTTCCGTCCACAAAGTGAGGCACTGCCCCCGCATGGACAACGGCCGCAGCAGTGGCAGCAAAGGTGAGGGTGGGCACAATGACCTCCTCACCGTGCTTTACCCCACAAGCCAGCAGAGCCAGCTGTAGGGCCGTCGTACCGCTGCTGACGGGCACCGCCATCTCAACACCACAATACTTGGCTAGTTCGCAGCCAAGCTTGTTTTGCGTAATGTCATTGCTGACGTTGGCGAGCGCCGCGTGAATGTAGCCCTGTTCAGATGCCCCTATGCACGGGGCGTGGTGATAAATGGGCCGTTCTCCTGGTAGGCATTTATCGATAGCATCAACAAGGTTGTCCACTTTTGACCATCGCCCTAGCAATCGTGATATCCATTTCTGTGTCGATGTCGAGCGACCGCTCGGGGGGCATTTCGTAAGCATATGTGATCCCGTTGTACCAATCGCCAACCATGAGATGCTCACGGGTAATAAGGTACAACGCCCCGTTAGCTACTACAATGTTCTTAGCTTCTCGAAGCCGTTGTGCATGCCCACGCTCAAAGCAATAGTCGGGCTCGGGGACACCAACTGAGATCACAGCGTCACCACCGGAATTCTTCATCAGCTCCAAGGAGCCGTGAATGTCCTCAACTGATCTGAATGGTGAGGTCGGTTGAAGGAGCACGATAATGTCACCTGGGAAATTATTAGCCGCATGCCTGACCACCGGCAACATCGGCGCAACGCTATCAGCCAAAGACGTTGGACGAATTAGAGGAAATACCCCATTAGCCTTCGCCAAAGTGCTGATCTCATGAGCGTCAGTTGACACCACAATGTCATCAAAGACCATTGATTCTTTGGCAACATCAATAGTCCACCGGAGCAACGGTTTGCCACCAAGATCAAGAAGGTTCTTGCGGGGCAAACGCTGCGAACCAATGCGTGCAGGGATCAAGGCAAGAATTTTCATGGGGTTCCTCTGAATCCGTCCGGGCCTTTCCGGACTTTGGGGATGAGTCTCAGTTCGTCGTCATTTGGCAGCTTGATGCCAGAGCCAAGTATCAGCTCTGCCAAATGGATGCCTTTCACCAAGGTGGAGAAGTGCATTGGGGTGAAGGACACACACTCATCAACAGGAGGCTTCCCCTCCATGAGCATGATGTGCGCCTCAATCATGGTTGCGCCAAGAACCACAGCCGCCTGACATACGCTATGGCTACGAGTGTGATCGGAATACCCAATAGGAATTTCATCAGGAAGGCGCTCAGCAAGGTACCGACGCATGGTTGCCATGGCACGCAAGTTCGCTTTTGCTGGCAGGCATGGGTAGGAACTGACACAATGCAGAAGTGTCAGCTTTTCAGCCCCCAGGGCTGAAACAGCTTCCAAAATCTCAGGCAAAGTGGCCATACCTGTTGACTGGATCTTTGGGAGCCCGGTTTGACGAGCTGCCCACTGAAGACGTGAATTGGTGAGATCATCAGAACCAAGTTTGATCCGCTTCACGCCAAGCTCTTCAACAGCAAACTTGAGGCTGTCCAACTCACCCGGCGTGGTCATGAACTCAATGCCAATGCTTTCACAGTGCTTGGCAAGAACGACGAATTGATCGCGTGTGAGGGCGAGGGAGCTGAGCAGCTTAAAATCAGGATCATTCTGACGCATCAATTTGTCAGGATCATAAGTTTGGAACTTCACAATGTCAGCCTTGGCAAGCTTGGCAACATCCGCCAAACGGAGCGCATTAGTAAGAAGACCTCCGTGGTTCAAACCTGCCTCAGCAACTATCGTTACGGTCATGATCCACCTTTTTACAGTTTGTTGCGTAAGTGAACACAGTCCTAGTGATCGGTGAGAATCCTGATTTGAACGTCCAAAGGCTGTCCTTCTCAGGTGTCAGCCCGCCTCCAAGATGGACATACGACATGCCCTGTTCCTGAGCCCAATTCATCACTGATGACACCTGGAAGTGGTTGGCTCCGGAATCCCTTTTGATACCGTGAGTGGCAGCCCAATGGTAGTAACAAATCTTATCGTTAAATATGAGCAGGCATCCTGACTCGATCATGTCACCCAAGGACGTGATGACCAAGGCGGATCTCTTGGGCCCGAGTTCTTTCAATACTTTGTAGAAGAATCCATCAGGATAGACCCAATGTTCCCGGGCCTTCTTTCGGCTCATTGCAGTTTGATACATCTGCTCAAATTCAGTGACGTACGTCAGATCATCAGCGCCAAAAAAATTCACCTTGGCTTTGGCCCGCAGAGCCTTCTCAACCATGTGCCGGGTAGTGGTGCGAAGTTTGATGGCAGTAAGATCAGCCAGCACCACATCCCGCCGTTCAAGGTTGTGCCCAGCATGGATGTTCATCAGGAATGGGCACAGGGTGCAACGTTCATTGAGTCCGGCTTTGTTCTTCCATTCACCAAATTCTTCACGGTAGCGTGAGGCAGAACTATAGGGGCCGATAGGGCCCCCATAGTTGTATGCGTTACCGATCCAGTTCCCTTCCTGATGCCTGAAGGGCTGGATCACAGGCCCAATCGGGCCATCCATGACCGCAAGCTGACCTTCGCCAAAAGCTCTGTAGTAGGCCGGTGAGTAGTGCGGGTCGTCAGGAACCAAAGCTTCCCATTCGTCAGAGTTTCTGGCGGCTTGAAGGATCTTGATCATCGATTACCTAACTTTTGGTGCTGATTGATCCATCAGGGAAGATGACGATTTCCTCATCGTCATCTTCCCTGTTCAAGATCGCTTCCAGTTCATCAATGGTTGGTCGGCTCTCAGAAACTGGATCGTAGGTGGCTGCAAAAATATCAGGCTTGCAGGGGTACATCTCACCTTTGACCCCAGTGATGATCCAATCACCAGGGCAGACAGTGTGACTACCTTCAAGCGTGTCAATCCAGCCGTGATCGTCCATCTTACCCTTGCAATGCTGGCAAGTTGCCTTCCAGCTGCCAGGGGTCCTGTAGAACCTTACTACAGCCCCCTCAAGGCGCTTGTAGGTACCCCCAAAAATTGGGTCCGTAGCATCCTCACCCACCCCATCCTTGGGGGTGATCACCATTCTTGAACCACTGAGTGGCTTCAATAACGACCGGCTTCTTACGATACTTCATGGTGTTCCTCACTAGCGAGAATAATCATACTGCTCTGGGAAGTAGTTCTCATGTGCAAAGCGCATGAGGCTATCACCATGGATACGACAGGCAAAATGCTGGTGGTTGATGCGGCAGTATTCCTGGAATTCATCAACCTGTAGGGCAAGGTAGCCCACAGTCTTGAACTTCCGCATCTTTGTGTGATCATTGGTAACTTGTGCGATCACGTCAAAAGCATCGGTGCTGACATTGTTGACCGTTTCGTAGCCCTCAACGTGAGTTGACTTTGATTCCTGAGGGAATGATCCATCCACACCAAAAAGCTCGATGCCCCTAAACCCAATGGTGAGCGCTACGGTAAGTGTCCGTGTGAATGTGCCTACACCGCCACCAATCAGGTAGCTGTCCTTGAACAGCTCCTCATTCACAAGCCGCTCTGCATCTGAGTTAGGGGGGCTGTGGAACAACACGCGCTTGAAGCCCTCAAGGGCACTGAAAGTAACCGCTTCACAGTGAGAGCAAATGAAGTAGGTGCAATCCTTGTGAGCATTCTTGAGGACAGTACCGGGCTCAGCGTCAATCTCAAAAAACACACAGCCCTTGGGGACAATCCCGTTTTGGATCAGCCAAGTGTGAGTCCAATTGATGGCAAATACCCAGTTATCGGGATCGGCTGCGAGAGCTCGTATTTGTTCCAAATGTGCTTTAACAGAGGGGGCCCCACCCACAATGATCGCACGTCCAAAGCGTGGGGTCTGACGGAAGGCAAGTTCTGGGAGTCCCAAGGAGTGAGCGTGACGCATGTTAGCGGCGGCTTGGCCGGTTTGGTCACGGAAGGTGCCATCGGGATTCTTTGGTTTTTGGAGGTTGTACTTGATAGGAATGAAAACTTTGTTGGTAGACCGATCGATGATCGACGGTGCCTTGGTGATATCGGTTTCAGTGCATCCTTCGTAACTAAACTGCCATTTTGACATGACACAGATCTCCTGTTGGGAACTAAAAAGCGGGGCAATACTGCCCCGCTTCGTAGCACTTTGCAAGATGGACGTAAACTTAAGCGTTGCTGAGCGGAGCCGCCAAGCTGTTGCTGACGGAGGCGCGCGGCCAAGTCAGTTTGAAGAGTGGCGTGACCGAAGAGATAACCTCAATGCCCGCAAGGCCAACGCCACCCGAAGTAGAGGTGACGATACCAGCGGTGGCACTCGTGAACAGCTGAACAGGCGCACCAGCAACAACCGCATCGTTAGCGTTGCCCGGCAAGTTGTGCCCACGGAGCGCTGCCCAGAAGAAGGCACCGGCCGGGATGAACGTAACCGACTGAGCCAAGATTGCGCCCACCTGTGCGATATCGGCGCCAAGGGTGCTTGCAATGTTGGTAGTGGTCATTGAGTTCGCGAAGAAATTGTTCGTGACTACCACAAAATCACCAAGGGTGATCGATGTGGAAGCCTGAACAAAGATGAACTCACTGCCTTGGTTGCCATGGACCATGTCGCCCACAGCGAACGGAGGCGCCGGTGTCTCAGGTGACACAGACGCCGAAATGTTAGCGTAGTAGGTGGTGACGTCGACACCTTCTTTACTTGCGACGGACCACTGGGTAGGAGCAGCCATAGCTGTTTCCTTTTCCGTTAGTGTTTAATTCTACAGCCCGAGCGGTTCTTGAAGGTGTCCGCTTGCGCGGGGGTGGGTAAATTGGTTTCTACCCAGCCCCCGCCACCTGCCCGAACGAGTTGGTACCCGATCAGGTAGATTCTTTAGATCTTCTCCCAATTAGACCCTGATACCTTCCTAAAGGCGGAACGGGGGTACCGAATGGATCAACAACGGTTGTCATGTCACATCCATCCTTATGGCAGCAACGACAGAGCCCACACGTTCTTAGCTACTTGAATGGCAAGCGCGATCTTATTGTTGGTCACACTGAGTGAGCCATTCAGGGTCGAAGCGCCAGCGTTGATCAACGTTGCACCAACAGGAACAAAGACAACTGCTGTGGTGCCCGATGTATTCAACAGGAAGTAGGGCTTACCGATCTCGTCTGCCCAAGCCGTGGAAGCTGGCAGGATAAACGCATCCGTACCACCCGCCGCAGTAAGTCGGGCTAAGCTGGACTTGATCAGGACCGCGTTTGCCTGGGAGCCGGTACCGGTAGCCACAGCTGTCGAGGGCTCATTCCCCAGAACAGCAGCGGCCATTGCGGCAAGGCCGACGCCCGCAAGTGCAGTTTGAGTAGCCATTTTGTATCCTCCTAGTTTGACGCCGGATTAGGCGATCAGGACACCCTGGAGGAAGGCATTGGACAACGTCATGTTGCCAGCCCAGCCAATCAGGCGGACCATGGCGTCCTGGTTGATCGAGAAGCGATCCGGATCAAGCGGGACCATGTTGCGCTTGGCGTGCGGGCGCCAGAAGATGTACTTCGTGTTGAGGAAGTACGCCGTGCTTGCAGGCGCGCCGCCAACCGACGAGGAGCTGGAAGACAGCTGCGTCGGAAGCGGGTCACCGCTGAAGCCCTGGAAGCCACCATCCATCACAACGTCAGCCGTGAGGTACTTCAACGTCTGGAAGCCGTACTCGGCCATGTCAGGCGCGGAAGACTCAGTCTGAATGCGCTGAATGCTCTGTAGCGCGCCAAGGTAGAAGCGCCACATGGTGTTATCCATGACAATCAGATCAGGCGAGTCACGGCCACGAATCAGCTGCGGCCACAAAGCATCCATCTGAGACAGGATGGTCGCCACACTCAGTGAAGTGCTGCCATCGGTACCTGCCGACCACTTCTGGTTGCGCCAGAAGGTCCAAGCCGCGCGATCAATGCCGCCCACAACGCCGGAAGTAGGCGCGTTGGCGACGAGCAGCTGAAGGCCGCCCACTGAGTTGGTCACCGAGCCGTCACCATAGATGCCCTGGCTCAGGCCGTTCATGAAGGTGTCTTCGCCGTTCGCAATGCGCGACTCAAGCAGATCGATGATCGCCTCTTCGCCAGAGTTCTGGAGCTCTTCCAGACCGCTGATGGAGATAGCGAGCGCTGCCTGACGGATAGGGTATTCAGCCGCCGAGAAGACCTGGGACGGCGCGATGTTCAGCGACTGATAACCGGAATACCACTGGAAGGTCTGGTTGTCAGCGTAGTTCAGCTCTTGGACGATGGTTCGGCCACCGCTGAAAGTCTTGATATTGCCACGGCGCGACAGCCGCAGGAGTGCGGCGTTGTTGCGGCTCATGTTGTCAGCCAATTCGCCTGTGCGATTGCGCAGGGTCGTGGTGACAATTTCACTTAGGTTCGGGAAGGCCATAAATGGCTCCTCTTAGTTCCCTATCCAAAGCTATTTGCAGCACCACCCTACTTTGCTTTTCGCTCTTACGGTACGCTTGTTCTGACCGAAGCTAATGGCACAAGTCGGCGTCAGGAATGCTACGCTCTATTGCGAGTCCCTTCGCACCCTGTGGGGTGCCCTCACGACCGCTGTGAGGGTGTTCCTTCTTCTACCAGTAACGATCTCAGCTTGTCGAGGGTCAAACAGCTGCATCGTAGCTGCTCATTGCATTCTTGGCTCTTGTCTCAGCAAGATCTCTGATCGCTGATCCTTCATTCTGAAGCAGTTCAAGGCCGGAAGCACTGACGATGACAACGCCTAGAGGATCCTCACCACGCCAAGCCATAATGTAGACAGCGTCTTGGCTGACGTTATTGGCGGCTTCAAAGTTGAAGCCGCCTTCCTTCAGTGTGGCACATGCAATCGAAGTGAAATCACTGGGGTCCATTACCGACCTCCGATCTCTTCCATTGCATCCGCAAGGCTCTCACGCACGCTCTTGCCGCGCTTCTTCGCCTTGTCATCGTTGGCAAAAGTAGCGCCCGGCGAGCTTGGGCGGAGTACACCACCACCAGCCCGACGCGCCTTGTCAGCTGCGGCTTGCTGAGCAGCCTTCTCAGCCTCCTCAGCCTTCTTGCGCTTCTCAAGCGCTGCCTTGCGTCGATCGGCAAGCACCTTGTCCCGAACCACAGGATTCATGTACATCGCCCTATCATACGCGGTGTCAAGATCGGCTGACCCATCCGGCAGCGGTGGGATCATGCGCGTGCCAATGATGTGAGCCATTTGCTGGCGCACTTCCTCAAAGTACGGCTTGCCCTTGGCCCACTGCTCCATGATGGAGGTGGTCTCTTTCATCGCCTGTTGCTGGAAAGTGGACTGGAAGTTCTGGAACCCGCCCTGCACCATTCCGCCAAGCTGATTGAGCTTCTGCTCAAGCCCACCAATGTACTGCTTCACAGAATCCGGAATTTCGCCAAGGTCGGGCTGACCGGCCGCAGACTGCTGTTGCTCACCTTGCTGGATCAATTGGCCATTGTTCAGATCAATGCCAAATGAATGGGCCAGCGCCAGAAGCGCAATGGGAGCCTGACCAGCCTGGATGCGCTGCGGATCAAGAGTAAGGGCTTCAAACCACAGGAACAGCTGATTGACTGCTTCAGCCGGGGTATGACCCTGATCCCTGATGGTCTGCAAACGGGGCTGCAACGCCTTGTCGATGTCGGCGTAGTTCTGCTTGAGGGCAGCAACGCCCGTCTCCATGTCCTTCTCACGCTTCAGGAAGGCAGCCTGGACGGCTGGTGGGGTATTGGCCCATTCAGCTTTGGCTTCCCTGGACAAAGCGGCCGGAGCTTGAAGAGCCTGTTCCTCTTCCTCACCCTCAATTGGAGCCTCAACCTCACCCTCGTCACCTGCAAGGAGCGTGTCGTCAGGCTCCTCTTCCGCCATCTCTTGTCGAGCGCGGCTGATAGGAGCTTTGCCCTTTTTCTTTGTCGGCTCCTTTTTCTCAACCTTCTCAGCTGCCTCATTGGCACTCCGCATATTGGTTTCAAGTTCGGCGCGAAGTTTGCTGCGGCCACTACCGGGGCCTTCGGCAGGCTGAGGCGGCGGGGTCGGGATGACTCGATCACCACCGACGCTGCCATCATCAACACCGGTTTCCATGTCCTGTTCAAACACGGGGGCCCATTTACCAATAAACATGACGCATTCTCCTTACTGTTGCATGCCCTGCGGCATTTGCCCCGGGTTAACCGGAGATGGGGTTGATCCTGGCGTAGTCTGAGGTTGCGCGTTTTGCAAGAGTTTCAAGATGGAGTTCGGTCCACCACCTTGCGTGAGTTGCTGAAGGAGGTTACCGCCCATCGGGCTAAGCAAGCCACCGAACGGGCTCATTTTGGGCGAGCCCATCATGCCCATGGGGCCACCAGCCCCATTTGGGGCCATTTGTGGATTAGGTGGCATTCCTGGCATTCCTGGGGGTGGGGCCCCACCTGGAGGGGCGCCGCCAGCCAAAGCGCCAGCCATCATGTCTGTTGGATCCATTATCTTCGCCTTTTCTTTCGTTTGCGTACTATTTCTACAGCCTGCTTGATGTCATGCACCCGCTTTTCCTTACTGAACTGAACGCGAGGGCGGGCCTTCGTCAAGGTAGACATTTCATTCCCAACTTCAACGCAGCCAGCAGCTTTCGTAGCCTTCCGGAACGCAGATTTGGATGTATAATACTGACCATCCGCCATGTGTCGAGTCTCAGACATGCAATCTGAGATCACCATTGGAGCTTCACCAAGGATTTTCCCTTCTTGTGGGGGCGGTCCGGCCAATTCCTTCAAAACCAACTCGCCGTCTCTGATAACAAACGTAGCCATCTAACTTTCTCCTCAAGGTTGGCCTATGGTCTTAGGTTTCGCTGGCATACTGCCAGTCTGGTGTGGCTGACGAGGCTGTACTTGCCCCGCCACCGGCTTAGGTTGCAGCGCCTGAGCAGTTTTCAAGGTCATGTCGTGCTGCGCCATCGTATCGTCACGTTGTGCCTGACGCTCCGTGTGCTGCATTTGCTGATGAGCCAATGCCTCGTCACGTTGACCTTGACGTTCGTTCATTTCCATCTGCTGACTTTGCATATGTTGATCACGAACATCCTGCTGCTCCTGCATCTGCGCTTCACGCTGCTTCATTTCGCCTTCCATGTTGATCTTTTTAGCTTCAAACATGGCTTTCATTGCCTCGATCTGCATTTCCATCTGCTTCATTTGCAGTTCGAGCTGTTTGATTTGGAGATCAGCCTGAGAATTGGCTTGTTCGCCTTGATTTTCAATCTGCTGACGCTGAACTTCAGCCTGTGCTTGCTGTTGATCCGACTCCAACTTGGTTTTGGCTATCTGAACGTCAGCTCCAACCTTTTGACCGCTGGCACGGGCCTGCTCAGCCTGTGCTTTGATCTTGTCAGTCTCAGCTTTGAGCTTCTCTTCCTGCGGATTGGGCTCAGATTCCTGCTTCTGTTGAAGCTGTTTGCTCTTATCCTGTGCTACATCACAGAATTCATCGATGGCGGTCTCAAGATCACGCCCAACCTTGTACCCACGCACTGCGAATTGCAGCATTTTCGCCATGAGCGGGATAGATTCAGGCATCGTCTGCCCCATCGCAGAACCAACCTGCATGAATTTAGTGATTGACTGGATAAATTCGTTGCGATCCTGCTTCTCCTGCGCTTGATCAGGGTAGATCGTGCTATCAGTTTCGATGTCTACGCGGAATCCGCGCAGTCTTTCGTTACGAAGCAATACAATCCCCTTCAAAATCCGGATGAGGCCATCCATTTTGGCCTTTGTCTCAGGATCAGGCTCTGGCGGTTGCCCTGGCGGGGGCATTGGAGGGCCGCCCATTGGAGGTGGCGCGCCCATAGGCGGCTGTCCACCCATTGGAGGCTGCCCTGGCAAGCCCTGAGGGCCGCCTGGGGCCACGCCTGGGGGCGCCCCGGGGGGTGGCATGCCCGGACGCTGAAACGGTACCACGTTGCCCCCTGGTGCACCGGCTGGGGGAGGCGGCATAGGAGGCGCTCCGCCCGGGGGCTGTACGCCCGGCATGCCCTGAGGCCCCGGCATTGGGGGCTTCGGGGGGACCATTTTGTTCATTTCACTAAGCTTAGGCAGGTCCTCTGGCCCAAGACCTTCGGCGTACAGGGCGCCTGATGCATCGATCAGGCTCTTGACGCTGAAGTGCTGGCACATGATGTCAGCCATGATCCGCAAAGTGTCACATGCGAACCGGGCAACTTCATTTTGACGCGAGCTGATACGTGTGCCTGACGTATTGGTCTTGATCCTGACCGCTCCCAGTGTCTCACGAGCATCAGTCGTGCCACGCATGATGTCACTGATACCAGTAAGCCTATCCATCTCCTCAATTTGCTTCTGTTTGACCATCATCAATTCATTGATGGTCTTTATGATCTGCTCAATTGGGATCCAGGAGATGTTGCCTTCAACACCACCGTCCTGAGCAAAGGCCGCCCAGTCATCAACCGGGATAAGTTCGTTCTCAACGCTCTCCTGGAAGAGGCGTTGAATGTCCTTTGCCGCAGCATTGTAAACGCCAGCGACCTTGCACGCCTTGGTAAGCATGGCGATGCGTTGGGTCAGCTCGTCAATTTGCAGCGCCTGGTCCTGATACTCAATGTACTCAGGAACAGGGATCAGAGTTTCATTGGTTGCGTTTGCAAACAATGGCTCAGGGACTGGGAAGAAGTTCTCAAGCGCAAGAGGATCTTCCTTAAGATCGCATAGCCACTCATACCCCTCACAAACCCAGTAAACTTTCTTTGTGGTTGCGTCCCACAGTTCCCAAATCTGCCCCTTGTCTTCATCAAGGTTTTGTATGGCGCTCGTCAGCTTGCGATCGCCACGGTCGTCCTTCTTCAACGGAATGGCATTACCAATTGTATTGCCAAAACGCTTCTTCATTTCGTCGCGCGACATATAGACGCGCTTGCCTACCGCAGTAACTTCTACCCAGGT